AGTCAAACGAAAGCCTCCTGCGGCTGATTTTCTAAATCTTATTTGTAGTTTACGACTATAAGTACAACCATAGGATTTTCCCGTTTTTACTGCATTCTACAGTTATTTGATTATTATGGTGATATTTATGAGTGATATCTAAAACATTACGAAACGACACAAAATGTTATATATACACTTCCTTTCCTGCCATTTTCTTCATAAAATTTTGATACGCTTCATAAGTGATATAATATTCTTTCCCGATTTTATTGCCATATCCCATCTGGAACATCACTTTCAAAATCTTTAAAGCTTTATTACTTTCACATTTATATAAACTCATAATATCACTTTTATTTATAATTTCTAATTGATTATGTTTTAATTCTTCTATAGCCGTGTCTTTGTTAAAACATTGTTCAATTAGTTCTTCCTTGGTCATTCTATCATATAATCTTGTATTGTTCAAACATATTCCTCCGTAAAACAAAATGCAAATAGGGTGATTTTAGTATCACCCAAATTTTTATGTTATTTACTTAATAGTTTAGTCTGTAGTACTTCCAAATCCACCATTCCTTACGCCATCACAATTATCATCTGCTGTAATTCCATACTGCATAAACACCCCCTGTGCGAATCCTTTCCCAGAAGGAATATTAATTTCTTTATCTCCACGATTTACAAGCTTAATCATAATATGCCCTTCATTATCAGAATAAAAATAATCAGAATCTATTAGTGCTAAAGTATTTGACAGCATCATCTGATATTTAAAACCAAGTCCACTTCTAGGCAAAATAAACAATGCATAATCTGGATTCATTTCACAGCAAATACCTGTAGGGATTGTAACTGATTTGCCCGGTTTGAGCCTAATATTCATAGGGGCAAAGAAATCATAACCGGCTGATCCTGTCGTAGCTCTTTCTGGCAATTCTAATTTATCATAAGCACTTTCAGCGAGATACCAATGATTATCTGCACAGTCACTAAAAAACTGATCTTTACTTACTTTGTGAAATTTTGCCACTCTTCTTGCCGTGCTTGTCATGTTTACTTTTTCTGTTGTTTTTGTATTTTCCATATTTTTTAACCTCCAAAATTTTTTCTTTTACCATTTCATTAATCACTTCATTTATAACCTTATCGATCTTTTCAACGACTTCGTTAATACCATATTCTCTGTCATAATATTGGCTATATATATTTTTGTCTTTGTCTACTACTTGATAAAACCAATCGTTATTATCTTTGTCAATTACCATTAAAAAATAAAACATATCCTTGTAGACATTGCATCTATACGTACCATTTTTGAATCCATTTTTACGAAGTTTTAGTGCAGTAAGATTTTTCGATAATTTATACTTTTCTCGTTTAAGCATTCGGAATCTCCTTCCTCAAATATTTTAAATAATCATTCCAGTGTCCTTCAGAGTGAATGAATTCTTTTCCTTTTAACATCTTTTTACGCATATAAGTTTTCATGTCAACTCCTCTATACAAACGCTTTTTACTCAATAATTTGATGTAATTTTGAGTCAGTTTTGATAAGGCAAGCAATTTACCATCTTCTTTCAAAGGAGCGATTATATCTTCATATTCTCTTAATTCGTCCTTTGGTATGAGGTATTCTATCTTAGGAAGATTCTTAGAACTGAATGGAGAAATATCAGCACCGGATGTCTTTGGTTTTAATAATGGAATGATTTTATCTGAGTTTTTCTCATAGAATTTAAACATTACTTCTGAATTTGTTTCCAGAATATCAAAAATAAATTTTGAGTTTTTGATATCAGAATTGAATTGTTTGTGATCGATTATTTTATAAGTAGTTCCTTTTTCGGATTTTAAAATAGATACGTTTTCCGGATTAATATTCTCTGCATATAACTTACGAATAATATTTCTACCTCGTTGAAGAGATGGAATATACGATTGCAAAATTCCTTTGCCATAATAAAATATTTTATTTCCAAAGCTGCAATCAATATAAACATCCGCATCTTCATATGTATCTTTTAATGTTTTTGGAAAATCATTTGTCACTTTATCTACTTCACATTTTAGTCGATATTTACCCTTATATTTTGTTGTAAGGTATCCCAACTATTTATCACTTCTTTCTTAATCTTCTTCATAGAATCGTTCATTACTAACTTTTGGTTTATCTTTTTCTGCATCTGTCACAAGAGTTAATGCTTCCAATCTATTTGCAAAAAGAATTTTGTCGATGTCCGAATAATAGAATAAATATCTTTTCTTTTCACGCTTGTCCATGCAAGCAAAATAATCGTCATATAATGTGCAGACTATCATTTCACAGACATTATATATGCCAACATTGGGAAGGATTTGTGCATAATATAGAATGTCTTTCTTTTTTATTTTGTTATCATCTGTCAATTTATTATTCTCTTTTCTTTTATTTTTAGGAGTGCTGAATACTATTTAGATAATAAAAATATTTCTTTTCCAATTCTTTTCTACTATTAATTGCAACATCTATGTTTTCAGATGAAGTACCATTTATTCTTTTTCCATTAATATTTATATAACTTTTCCACAAACCAGAATAAGTATCATAACTAACTCCAGTTATACCAGATGTATTATTTTTATAAATAGAGTTATTTTGATTATTTTCTTTTTTTGTAACTATATTTAAATTACTTTTTAAGTTGTAACATCGTATCCTATTAATATGATCAATATCTTTATCATCCGGCACATTCATAATGAATCTATGCATTAATATTTTTCTTTTATTTTTTTGTGTTTCAACATAACCATGTTTATTTATGCGCCAGCAATAATTTTTGATTTTATCATAATCTTCTAAATCACAATAAAATTGTTTATTATCGTTTGTATAACCAATTACAATATCGTTAATAAAATCATAATGATTGTTGTTATTAGGGTTTCCTTTCATCCTTCCAGCATTGCTTCTACAATGTTTGCATTGCCCAGTATTCCCGTGTTTTAATGCTAATTCGCTTGTTTCTGTTATATTGCCACAAGTAAGACATTTTATTTTTCTATATTTTCTTTTCTTTTTATTTTTTCCAATTTCTTTATAATATGCATCAGATATAACTTGAATAGTATTTATTATGTCGCCGTTTTTTATTTCTTTATTTTTTATTTCTTTTGATATAAATGCCACTCTCCTTTATCATTTCTTTTCCAAACTCTTTGGTTACTACTCCCATAGAACCCAGCATTTACAATCCTTTTGTCAATTTCAAATTGTCCATCAACTAATACATTGCATTTATCTAATAACTTTTTCATATTTGGATTTGATTGAATTTCCTCGATTTTAAATCCCGAATAACACCAAATTTTACTTTTAGGGATATGAATTTGAGGTAGAATTTTTAAAATTTCAGATGCGGAGTACATTGGATCTCCTCCACTTAAAACAAGAGCTGATAGAAATGGACGCTTATCAATTTCTTTATTTATATTCTCTATTAACGAATCAGACACAGGGATTCCATAATTGAAATCCCATGTATCTTTTGAATGACATCCTTCACAATAATGTCTACATCCACTAAAAAAGATAGTACAAGCTACTCCATCTGCATCAGCAATAGATTCATAATTAACACCTGCAATATGCAACATTATTTCTCTTCATCTCCAAAACTTGTATAAGCACTATGTTTGACACGTTCCTCGACTTCAGCCTGTTTTCCTTCATTAAAATTACGATAGTCCGTTGTTAGATATCCAGTCACACGTCGTAATTGCTGAATATTTTTGCTACCACATTCAGGGCATTCATTATTAAATTCACCTTGGTATCCACAATCCAAACAACTATCTATCGGGAAATTAAATGCAAGATATGGAATATCTAAAACATCAAATGCATAATCAATAATGTCTTCGACTGCTTTTGTATTTTGCACAAATGTTGATTCAAGTTCGATATAAGTAATACATCCAGACGTTGCATATTTTGTAAATGGTGCTTCAATTCTTAATTTGTCATAAATGGAAACTTTCTGCCACACTGGAACGTGTACTGAATTCGTAAGATATTCATGGCTTGTTACATTTGGAATAATACCATACTGTTCTCGCAATGATTTTAATGCCGTTCTACAGAGCCCTTCTGCTGGTGTGAAATAGCATCCAAAATTCAAATCATTTCTTTCACTGGCTTCTTTCGCATAATCATATATTCTCTTAACAACCGATAATGCAAATTCATGAACTTTAGAATCTTCAGCATGATTTTTACCAAATAATGCAACACACATTTCTGCTACACCAATAAGACCAATTCCTAAAGTATTATGTTTTACTGCATTTTCTACAGTATCAATGCACTCTCTTGATCCTTTCATCGTATGATTTTGATACATAAAAGGAGCTGCTTTCGGAGACTGCTTTTTAATAAGTTCATATCTTTCAAGTAATCCTTTTTCACATAATTTTAATGCACTTTCTAATCCATTCCAAAATCCATCTAAATCAGCTTTTTCTCTTTCTCCTAAGCAAATTCCATACTCAATACCTAATTTCGGAAGAATAATTGTATTCGGAACATTATTCCCTCTTCCCTGTCTAATGTATCCTAAACCGTGTCTGTCATATCCAACTAATGTACGGCAGCCCATTGTTGAGAAAAAAGTATCTGGGTCTTTTTCATCTTCGTGTGCCTGTGACCAATCACCGTTACACCAATTTGGATAAATTCTTTTTGACATTGATTTTAATGCCAATTGTTTTAAATCATAGTTAGGATCTCCCTGTTTTGCATTTGTTCCTTTTTTATACTGAAAAATACTAATAGGGAAGATACTTGTTAAATGATGTTCTCCAATTCCATCAATGCTTGCATTCATAATCCATTTAGTTACAAGCCTACCTTCCGGAGAAGTATCTCTTCCTAAATTGATTGAAGTAAATGGAACCTGTGAACCCTGACGTGATTCAAGAGTGTTTAGATTGTGATATAATCCTTGTGCCGACTGAGCACCTTCATTCTCTAACATATCCATCGCATAAGCATATACTTTTGGATGTTTTTCTTTTAATTCTTCATTATTAATTGATAAATCATTTAATTCAAACCACTTTTTAAATCTATCAATTTTGTACTCTGATTTATTTTCTAAATATTTAAGTCCGTCTTGGAAATGTTTTACAAAGCTCATTTTTACAAATGGAGCTAAATCATAATCAAGATGAATACTTCCAACTCCTCCGAACTGAACCTGACTCTGACACTGAAATGCAACTGCCACTAATTGACAAGCAGTGCTAAATGATTTAGGTGGTCTTACATCTCCATTTCTTGTTTTAAATCCGTATGTGAAGATTTCACCAAAATCAAGATTTAAGCAATTGTGTTCTCCAATAATTGCTTTCTCAAGATCATGTTGGTATACAAGCATTTCTTTATGAGCTTGGGCAACTTCCTTACTGAGTCCATCAAATTCAAGAGCAATTGTTTTTCCAACATCAGCAGACGCTTCTTTTTCTCTACCAGAAAAACTTCTCTCATCAACGTTTGCATTAGCATTTTGAACATCGGATGCATGTACTCTTTTGAGAACCTTTTTAATAACTTCACTGTTCTTTTCTCGCTCTCTTGTTCTGTCATTTCTGTAAATGATAAAAGCTTTTGCTACATCTTTTCTTTTAGATGCCATCAGTTTTTCTTCGACAATATCTTGGATCTCTTCAACAGGAATTTTTTTCTCATCTAAATTCTTGATATATGTAGCAATCTCAGATGCTTTATTTTTTGCTTCCTGTGTTACTTCACAGTCAACATCTTTAAATGCAGCCAATACAGCATCCTTGATTTTTTCTCTGTCAAATGTAGCTTTTCTTCCGTCTCTTTTAATTGCAATTTCTACCAATTCTATTCCTCCTGTTTCTTTTCATTCTTTTCTTTTAAATATTTCTCCCAAAGTTCACCTGACTTCTCATCAGATTTTTTTGCAGTATCCATTAATGCATACATAAACATAACTACGCACATAAGAATAACTACACAAAAGATTCCAAATTTCATCTTTCTCACTTCCTATCTTTTTATATTGCCATCTCCACCATCTTTGCAAATGAGCTTGATATGAGTGGATAAAGCATCAAAGTAATTTGGCACACGTCTGATTGTGTCAATTACATATTCTCTTCCATTCACTTCAACTGTAATGAATTCATCGTCAAACTTTTTCAATTCACGTTGAAGTAATCCACATGATGCGACTATATTTATCACCCCCCTTTTCTTAAAAGTATCCTGCAACATGCATCATTACTTTTGTTAATGCGTCTTTGCCGGTTTCAACCCTGTCAATTTGTTCTATTTTTTGATCATCAATATTCGAATTATTATCTGAAAATGCAATTACAGGAACATTGTTTAAATATGCATATAAAATATCATCACTTGTTTCTATATCAATATTGTTTAGATTTACAAGCAAAACATCGGATTGTTTGATTGCCCGAAATCTATACCTCATAACTTCCTTGTAAGTGTATTGGTTGTCTGAATGATTACTATAATAAATAACTGGATCAAAAATATTGAATCGATCTTCATAATATAATCCAAACCATTTCTTCACAGTTTTTCTCCATTTATATGGCATCATGTCATCTTTGTCAGAACCTAAAGCACCACTGAGATAAATTCGTTTTTTCATTCTTTTAGCCCTCTGTTTTATGCGCTTCTTTAAGATAAGAAATAATTTTGTCTACAACTTCCGGAATCGTATTTCTGTCATTGTTATAAACAATGTGATCAACTTTATCTTCCAGACCTTTGAAATCTGCTAAGTCTGCTTCAATACGTCTCTCGGCTTCTTCTTTCTTGTCTCCACGCTTCTTTAATCTGTTTTTAATTGTTTTGATATTGGAATAAATATAGAAGGAAGTGATATCTTCCTTGTTAAGATTTTTTAAGATTTGCTCATATCCGCTAGGGTTTAGAATAACAATTAAGTCTGATTCGTTTTCGTAATCATCGTAGGCAGAACCATAAAGCCATGTACCTTCTTTGGCATCATACGATGTATATTCTGCGAAAAAACCCTTTGATATGAGTGTTTCGAATTCTTCTTTACTTATAAAATGATATGTCTCATCTTGGACTTCGCCTGGTCGCATAGGTCTTGTAGTATATGTAACCAACTTTTTGTATCCTTTTTGAATTAGTTGGTTACATACTGTGTCTTTACCAGAGGAAGTTTTGCCTAGTAATACTACGATCATCTATTCTCCTTCGTTTTCTCTGACATCTACAATAATATTTTGCTGACCATCTTTCTCTGTCATGTTGACAATGCCGTAGTATTCAAAATCAACATTGCCATCTTGGTTAATAATTATCACATGAGCCGGTTCATTAAAATCATTATTGATTACAAGATTCTGTACTTCTACAGATTCTTTCTTTCTGTAATTCGTCTCTGCACTAGGCTTTTTCGCACATCCAACGAGTAAATAAGCGATTGCTCCGAAAATAATACATAATACTATGGTTCCAAGAAAAGCCCATGCAAAATCCTTCATCTTTTCGATAAAACCCTTATTCTCTTCTTCAAACATGCTATTGTACCCCCACAAACCACTTTGAAATGCGTCTTTCATACGAATTTAACGAATTTTCGACCCCCGAAAAAGCCCGTAAAATGGCGGTTTTTTGAAAACACGATAAAATGCCCATGATTGATTTTCCGTCAACAATGTATCTTCCGACGCAATAATCAATATTTATGTCAGAAAATGTGTTTGAGATGTCTACAAACTCTTTAATATCGTCTAAAGTCGGCAATTTGATATTATATTCTCTAATTTGAATCACCTCCTAAATATTTTTCGATAAAATCATCTTCAGACAAGATTGGTACTCCTAAACTTTTCGCTTTTTTATTTTTGGATGACGTTGATCCCACATCATTATTAATAAGTGCTGTCGTTTTTGAGCTGACTGATCCAGCAACCTTACCTCCAAGAGATTCAATTTTCTCCTTTAGAGCATCACGGTTTTTAAATTTATTCAGTGAGCCAGTGATTACAAATGACATTCCGGATAAGCTTGTACCATTCTTCTTGGTGTTCTGCACATTAAACTTAAATTCCTGAGACAATTCCCACATTTCCTCATAATGTTTTTCGAAATAATCATCCAAAGATTTTACAAGTGAGTCACCAATTCCGGAGATTCTTTTAAAATATCTTGCATGATTTACAAGCATAATTTGAATAAACTTGCCAATCATTCCATCACATTCATTAGATATTGCCTTACTTGCTGTCTTACCAACCATAGGAATAGAAAGACTGTATAAAAATCTATCAAATGTTGTGCTTCTACTATCTTCAATTGATTTCATGAGTTTATTTACTGATTTCGTTCCGAATCCTTCAAGAACTGACATCTTTGTTTTATAATCACTAAGATGATAGATATCTTTGATTGAGCTTAGCCAACCAAGATTAATGAATTTCTGAATTGTTGCTTCTGATAATCCATCGAGATCAAGAGCGTTTTTGCTAACCGCATGTGTAAGTTTCCCAAGAAGTTTACCCTTACAATCTGGATTAGTACAGATAAGAACCTCTGAGTCATTCTCTTTTACTATTTTTGTTTCTCCTCCACAAATAGGGCATTTGTCCGGAATGGTAAAATTGCCAGACTTATCAATGCTGTCATGAACTTTTGGAATGACCATATTTGATCTGTAGATTCTAATTCTATCGCCAATTCCTAACATCATATCCTTAATGTATGTAATATTATGAAGTGTGGCTCTTGTTGTAATAGCCCCAGACAAATTCACTGGATCAAAAATCGCAACTGGGTTAATAAGTCCCGTCTTAGAAGTATTCCATTCAATATCTCTAAGGGTTGTCTCAAATAATTCATCTTCATATTTATATGCTATGGAATGACGGAAGAACGTTTCTGTGCGCCCCATAGACTCTGCAATTTTGTAATCATCGGTAGCCATTACTGCACCATCATAAGGAATATTGTATTTATCAGATGCTTCTCTTAAGCTTTCCAACATGTCTGGTAAATTTTCTCTGTCATCAGAAGAATTAGAATATGTATACATTGGAACTATTTCAAATCCAAGCTCCTCTGCTCTTTTTAAATCTTTAAATACAGATTTATGTTCAAATCCTTTGATTACTCTCCATGTGATGAATCGCATATTTCTTTCAGCAGCTTCTGCACTATCAAATAACTGAAGTGAGCCAGATACAAGATTTCTAGGATGTTTGTATTTTTTATCTTCTGGAAGAGGTTCATTAATTTTTCTAAATGAGTCCCATCCAATAATTGTTTCTCCATCAATGATTAATTCATCTGTATAAGGAATAGTATGCGGAATATTTTTGATTGTAAGTACATTTTGAAGGACATTGACACCTTTTACTCCGTCACCCCTAGTTTCTGCACCAGTTAATTTACCATTAGAATAGTATAGAGAGGTGGTTAATCCATCACATTTTACAGATAAAAAGCAATTTCTATTTCCTGCAAAATCTCTAAGTTCATCTATACTCTTTGTTTTGTCCAACGAAAGCATTGGATGATTATGTACAACCTCTTCTAAATCTTCTGCTACGGTGTATCCAACATTTTGAGTTGGACTGTTATTATAAATGATACCTGTTTGTTCTTCCAATGCTTTTAACTCATCGTACATTTTATCCCATTCGTAATCAGAGATGGCTGGTTCAGAATTGTAATATGCTTCAGAAGCTTTGTTAAGAGTATCAATCAAGTAATTGATTCTTTTAATATCTTTTGTCATCTACTTACTCCTTCCAACAAATTCATTTATATAGATTTTTAATTTTTCATCATCCTCAACAAAGAATGGATCTAATCCATTGTTCCGAAGAAAACTGAAAAAGTTATCAAGGAACTGGCACACTCTCATGTTAGGATAATAGATAGAATGCATACATAACAGATGCATATATAATGGTGGCAATCTTTTAGAATCTCTCATGTTGTTACACCTTCTTTATTTACATAATTTTTGTCCACATCTGTCACAATAATATTGGGACGGTATTCTATTATCAACTACATAACCGCATGTTGGGCAGTGCCAAAATCCGTTCCGAAATATTTTTCTCCTTGGTTTATTTCGTTCTTTGATCTCTTCATATTTATCTATTTGTCTTTCTAGGTGTTCACATCTTGCCCTACAGCTTTTTAGAAGCAAATGTAAATTTTCGTATTCATCTACTTCACGGTCTAATAATATTAATTGTTTCTGCATATCGTGCCTCTATATTCCGTAAGTTCTTTTTGAAATGCCTTTGTTTCTGTATATTTCTGCTTGCATTGGAACATTTCAGGGCAGAATCCTCTATATACGCATTCTCTTCTACATATCTTTACAAGTTCAGGTTCATAAGTTTTAATTTCTTCAAGAACATTTAGCCAGACATATCTTGTTTCATAGCTTGCACAATTACATAATCTTTTCCTTGATATATTGATGATAGATTGAAAATTAAATAAATATTCTCCATCCTGTAATGTATTTCGGTCTGGAACTTTATCATAATTAGTTCTGTCAGATCTTAATGTGGAAATGAATGGCGTAGCACCGATATGATGTCTTACCAAATGTCCATGTACAAACTGAGGTGCGTTATAAATTTTCACAAGGAAATATCCTGCCCGAATTGGAGAATGTTCAGCCATAAGCAGTTTGCTTTTCCATACCTCATCCGGATATTTTCCGCTATCTTTACCTATTGTTGTCATTGTTGCATCTTTAATTGCTTGCCACATATCTGTGTAATGACGTACCTCTACACGTAATTTTGACAAATCTGGTTTTTCAATATTTCCCAATTATTCTTCCTCCTTAATATTTTTTCTTCCACTATTTTTAATAATTTTGTTGCTAACGTTGTCACGCCATCAATGAAGTTTCCAACTTCTTTACCGGATACGTTAGATTCAAAGCACCAATCTTCTACGTCCATCATGGTCTCAAAAGCCTTTTTGTAAATTACATTCTCATCAATCTTCATCTAAATCCTCCTCAGTTCCTAAAATTTTATCATTTGCATAAGAAGAAACTTTTTCAAGTAGGTCGAGGAAATACCACATTCCAAGAATACTTGCAATTTCTTTCGCTGCTTCTTTAAATAATACAGATAAAACACATATTACAACGACCAATTCAATATGTAGAATTTCTTTAACCCAATGGTTTTTCAAATAATTTTTTATGTAGTCGTTCATCTCTTCTTTCATCCTCCAATTGCGCTGCATATGCCGGTAAGCACATTCTCAATGCCTCATTGTCGATAAAGTCTGGTCTTCTACAATTTAAACTTACATAATTTAAAAAACCAATTAAAAATGAACCTATGGTACAATCCGGTAGATGTTCTTTCTGAACCTCTAACAAATCATTATAGAATCCTTCCATTTCTTCAAAATTTACTTCTGTTTTCATACAAAATCCTCCTCGATAAATTCTTTCTTCGCTTCTTCTATTCTCTGTTGGAAATAATTTATCTTCTTCTGTACGAGACTGTTATATAATTTGATGCATTCTTCTTCGGTATCTGCATATTCTCTTGCTTTTGGAAAAACTTTCTTTGATCTTGACGGAGTTCCATCTTTCTTAATTGTTGTAAAATAGCATACTTTATCACCTGTTACATCGTTCCACCCGTCTGTCAGTATTCCCAATGTTGGTTTTATATTGCTCTTTACTATCTTTTTGTTATCAAATTCATATGCGCAAGCCCAGATTTTATCTCCAGGCTTAAAGTCTCTTGTTATCTCTCTGCTTGTATATGTCGCTATATTTCACCACTCCTTTATAATCCGATGAATCTACAAACCGCTTGCCCAATTGAGCAGAATCCAAATAGCAAAATGACAATAAAAAACAAATTTACTGCAATTGCCATTGTTTTATCCACATATTTATTTTTCTTTACTATTTTTGTGAGTTTGTCATAAATGATGTCACCTAGCGCAATTATTAGATGAAAAAAGAAAAATAAGAAAACAAATGTTATTACACCGACTACTGAGTAGCCGAAAGATTTTAAAATAATCATGACTTGTCACCCGACTTAACGAATTCTGTGTTGTTATATTTATCTTCTTTTTCTTCGATTTTCTTTTGAATAATACTATTATTCATAATCGCTTCTTTGATGGCTTCTGCAAAGTAACAAGCACAGTCTACACTAAAATGTTCCTGTACATCTGCTATATCATTGGTCATTACTTCTGTATGAATGGCTGCGTCAACCATATATTTGCCATCTTTGATATAAATATTTACTTTATTCTCCATATTTATCCCCTTTTTATTTTCAAACAGCTTGCTTGTTGTTATTCTATTCTGCAAAAACAACAATAGTCCTCTCTGGAATAATCTGTTGTGGAATTACTTTCTGTACTAACTGATCAACCTGTAATGGATCGTAGTCATAATAATAATCTGAGAAATAAGAACCTGACCTTGTGATGTATTGTGTAACAGCAATATCATACTTAGTAACTGAACCGTCTTCTGAAGATTTACACAAAATACCTGTCACATATTTGTACTGATATTTTCCCTGGTCGTCCCAATTACTCTCTTCTACAATGTCTAATCCATATTCAACACCATCAATTGTTGCTCCAAGTTCTTCAAAATCATCTTCGTTGTCGAAATGACTTACGATTTCTTTCGCCTTGTCTAAATCCATATGTTCTAATTCTTTAAAATTTACATTAAGTCCTTCCATTAAATTAAGTTCTTCCATTAATCTTCTCCTTTTACAAATTCATAATGTCCATCTGCGTATGATTTAATATGCCATCCATCTCTGAAGTCTACCAATATTTTGTAGCCATACTTTTTCAGCCACTTCTTATTAATTCTTTTCTTTTTATGTTTTCGTCTTTGAACTGGTTTTGTAACTTGAATTTTATATGCATCTGGAGTCTTAGATATATCTACTCCCAATACTTTAAATAAAGTTTCCTTTTCAATTGTACTGGTGAATGATAATGTTGTTTCACCTTTCTTTATATTTATATTCTCTACATTTCCAAGAATATCTCTTTCTTCAGTTGCTGAAGTCAGCGCAATTTCATCTACATTATCTAGCGCAAGAACATTGTTACCATCATTATCTTGAAAGAACAGTGTTCCATTTTTCATTTCGTACATGCTATCTCCTTTTTAATGACTGACTCTCAATTACAAGAGTCAGCCGTTGAAACCAAAATTTCATATATTTATTTATTCTCTATTTCCATTTCATATCCATATACTTTTTAAACTCTGGAAATTTTGCTTCGAATTCTGTAATATATCTATTTCTTGCTTTTTGTTCTTTTAAACTTTCAATACCAAATTCTCTCAAGCTTTTCTTTTTGAAGAAACTTGGTTGATTGCACCAAGCTGCAACAGTTTTATATACTCCTTGATATGGTGATTCCACATATCTATTGAATCGCATTATATAAGGAAGACAATGATACTGCATTAATAATTCAATACGTTTAAACATATCGAAAATATCCTGTTTCCAAAACTCATCATCCCATTTGTTATTTCTATCAAAACCACAGAATACATAAAATTTTGGATATTTATCTGTATACTTCCTTAATAGTTGTAGCTTTTTATGTATAATGTCATAATCATCTACATTATCAAATGCGAATATATAATCTCCATCATATTTGCTATTAAATAATACTTCGCATTTTTCATCTGTAAGCAATCTCTCGTCCATACCTTGTTTATATTGAAACGGTTTTTTAGTCGCTTGAAGTTCTGTAAATATTTCTTTCCAACATGGACTCCCAAGAATATTGTCATCTAGCAAACAAATTTTCTTTCTCATTGGATCAACAAACTCCGATAAAGGACTGTGACATTCTACCTTTTTATAATTCTTGTTTACACAAAATTCACATTGTCTAAAACAACCTCTTGTAGTAAAGCCAATACTGTAATCTGTGTAATACTTTAAATTAGTCTTAGATACACCTTTCTCCAACTGTTCGTTTACCCAACTATCATATAAATGATAATCAGGCATATGATGTTCTACCTCTTCTGTAAGTCTTGGAGCTTTATCATAATAAAAGCCAGTTCCACCATATTCAACGTTTTCTAGTCCTAAAATACTTTCATCTATTGTTGTGTCTGTAAAAACTTTTGATATATAAACTTTGTCATAATACTCAAGATCTTCATAATCCATCTTTAATTCAACATTAGCATCTTTATCCTTCCAATAACCGGAAAGCTTCATACATACTAAATTCGGGAATCTATGATTTTTCCTTCCTATTAAATCGGCATCAATTATTGCAACCTTATAAGGTTCTTTGTGTAATAAATGCATATCACACATACTTTGTACCACAAGTGCTGCGCAGCTTACTCATGAGACTATGTTTTATCCTTTCCTTTTTCATTTGCTTATGCCAAAACTAGTATTTTACTGGCTATAAACACAACATAACTTACGAAACTTTATAATTTTTGAATCTACGAAACTGATTTGTCATTGATTTTCAAGCTATTTTTGAAGACCAAATGAAAAATTAATTTCTTTCAGATACTATTGTTTTATTATCTTTTAAAATTCTGTAATATCTAGGTGCGTTTTCTTCAGTCCAATCTGTTACATAAAGGTCTTTACACAAAGATACAATGGCATCATATTCATTTTTTGTAATTTCTTTAAAATTATCTTTAGTAATAAACGATTTTCGCATTTTCTGATTAATATTTAGAGTTGAACTATCTAAATTTAAACCATACATATTTACAATAAAATGTTTACCATCATATCTTTTAATTTTAAATACTTCTTTTCTGTCGGAATTTTCTCCGATATCTCTTTCAAAATATCTTCCTATATATCTTTTGAAATTTTCCATCCATACCTCCTGAAGAAATTGTGGTTTCTACCATTCATTCATTTACTTTATTCTCTTGTCCAATTGGAAATTTTTGAGCTGAAACGCTCTAAGAAATTATTTTAAAATTACTATTTGATATCTCCATTCATCTTTGCATTGAAGATAGCTTTTAGATATTCTTGTGGATTATCTTTTGCAGCCTGGAATCCTCTTTTCTGCCTCTGAATATCATCTAATACGGGCTTATACTTTAGACTATTGCCTACTTCATTTCTATATTTTTGCACCTCTTCACGAGTTACAATTTCTTTGTCCACTAGAATTCGCAACACTACTTGTACATCAACCAATGCTTTCATAATAGTTTCCTGCATCTGTAATTCATGCAAGGCTTCGTCTGGTTTATAATAAGAATCATTGCTTACCGCCAATATTTTCACCTCCTAGATTATCTAACTCTTCGTTGACTAATGCGTTAATCTTCCTCCAACAAGGAATGCATATATGATATGGTTGTCCATGTAGGCGACACGATCTAAGATGTACAATCATATCATCATTTAGTTCTTTGTCGCATACTTTACACATACAACCCTTTTTTGCGTGTCGTATTTCTACTTCATTCAGATTATCAATAAAACTTCTGTCCATTTTTATCACCACAACTTATTTGCCAAGTTCTTACTAAATATTTCATCTTTTAATCTATAATATCTTGGATTGTCTTCTTCCAGGTCATTTAAAACAGAATCTAAACAATGTTTAAGTTTTTTGTCATTGACAGTCATATCAGAAGTATCGATCTGCCATGTGATGCCAACTTTTGAAAAGCATATGTAGATTTTAAAATACCAATTGTATTCTCCGAATTCATCCACACAGTCTTTTCTGCACTCATATACTTTTTTCTTATATAAGATTTTTGCCAAACTAATTCTCCTTTGCGTTTTTCTTTTTTGCAGGTAAAAGCCATTTTAATCCCGAAAATGGTATGTGATATAACTCATTTTTATCTTCATTTAATAAAACGACATTGCCACCGTTATAACTAAGCAATCTTCCAGTTACATGTCTCTCTATGTCTTTTTCTATTTCATAGACTATCTTATAGTTCTTGTTCAATGCATTTTTTAACAAATCATATTCTGATTTTGTCATTTAATCACCTCCACCTCTCATTGAAAAACATATTTCATTTCGTTTCATGCTATTTATTTTTATTTAGTCTAGGTGTAATTGCAACACTTTGTCCTTGTCCGTATGTCCACCCGGTAACAACAATATATTCCATATCTTTTTTATTATCTGTCATGATATATGTTTGCAAATCACTATTGTCGTTATCGACAGGCTTAAATTCAAAAGGATCTTTTTGTCCTGCTTCAACAGTATTTACGCAAGATCCGGCAATAAATCCACATAATACAAATCCTGCTGCAAATATAATTCCTTTAATTTTCTTCATAATTGTATCTCCATCTTAATTTATAACAGTTCCATTTTTATCAAAGCTTATTGATATAGATCCATCCATGTTCTTATTGGGGATATCTTCTGCCTTAATTACAATTTTCCTTGTTTTTACAAGACAATAATATGCAATAAAGAATTCATAATTAGATGAATTCGGAACTATTCTATATTCATCTTCCCCAGCTACTTGGATATCAAAGGGAACTTGCCTTCCAAACTCTCCGTCTCTGATTTCATATACTTGAATTGTATTTAATATGACATCATCTTTATGCAAATCAAAATAACGTCCTTTAAAGTAATGTCTCATTAACAATCGTGTTATTTCTTTTGTATTTGTCATTTCTACCTCGTATTCTTCTTGCAATATTTAATAATATTTTCTTTGCATTTGTTGCAGATCCGAATTTTATATTCTCTCTTTGTTCTACTAGGATGAACTCCTGCAATAAACTCTAAACCATTCCAATCAGAGCAATTCACTGTGATGCCATTTGCATCTGAAACTTCTTTTCTACAAATATCGCATATTTCAATTACTGCCATATTTTACTCTCCTTAATTGTTATGATAACATGGTTGAATCCCATTATCATAATCGCTCCATGCCATTCTCTGAGAAATCATAAATCCCATCACAAAGTCGTCACTGATATTTTCAATAAAATCTTCATCGCTTTTATGTTTTCTCATATACTTCTGAACATTACGCTTTGCCTCTTTTATCTGATCCGTTGTGCAAATTACTTGCCATCTACTCATCATTTAGCATAGTTCCTCCATCTCTTCATCTGAAATCTCTTTGTCTTCTATTTTATATCCTAGATATTCCAGTAAATCGATCCAGTCATATTCTCTAATTTGATGTCCTTCTAATTTAAAATCTTTATACTCAAGAATTGCCCAGTCTCCAGACTCATTTGTTGTAAGAATAATTTTATCTTTTGTTACTTCTCCTTTTTTTAATAGTTTCTCTAAATCTGATATCTCCTCATTAAGATCATCCACTTGCTCCTGGAGTCTGTCTACTTCATCTTCGGCATTTCGTAAATAATCATCAGACTTTTTAAGCTCACGCTCTAACTCATAATATTCCTCGTCTGTATGAACCGGAAGTAATTCTACAATCTTAGCAGCGAGTTCTTTATTATATTCTCTGACAAGATTCAAGCCTTCGTCTAATGTGGAAGCAGATTCCCAATGGTCGTTTATGTATATCAATTAATCACCTCTGGATCTTTCTCAATTTCTCTACAAAATTCTAAGTAGTCATCCACCGCATCATGAAATTTTTCTTCAATTTTTAAACAATCATCTGTATGAAAATTCACAAAATCACGTATTCCTTCAATTTTTCCGTAGAAAATATTATCTTCTCGATCAAATTCTATTTTTGTTCTATATCCTTTATATTCTAAAACCATTATTTTTCTCCAATGAAAGTGCGATTTCTACCGGTTGCTATTTATGTCTTTAAGTGGAATTCTTTTTGTAATATTCTCTGCAACACATTCCTCAAGAACATAATCTGTGATTGGTTTTAAGAAATCACATCTGCTAGGTTCACAACCTCTTCCTTGCCATAATTTACATGTTGTATATTCTGAAAAAATACAATCCTTTGGCTCACTTGGCATCTCATCTACAATTATTTTCATAATTACTTCCAAATCCTTTCATATTCATCAACCCAATGCTGTGCAGAAAAATTAATATGTCTGTGGATTTCATCCTGTATCTCTTTCCACAGAATAGGACAATCTTTTGTAATTTTATTTCTTACAGCTTTGGCATATCTATTACTTTCTGAGCGTATATCGTTGCAATACAAGAACGCTTTTGTCTGATCATATCTATCTCTCATATCAGTTAATGACCTATCATATTCTTCCGTCATTCCCATATATAGACAAGCTAATGCGTAGGGTGAATTAAAACTAGACATTACTTAACTTCCTTCCACATATAGGACAATACTTAATTTCCATAATATTGCCTGTATAATAATCATCTACGCATTCATTCCAAAGATAATATTCTTCTTCATCTTTATCTTTCGTAATACAATTACATACTTCTCTATCAGCCCAGTATTGTCTTTTCAATTCTGAAGTATTATAAATTGTATTACAAAAATCACAATGGGTTTCACTTTCTTGACATATCCCGTCTATACAACTTCCACACATGAATTCGTTACATTCTCTTCCTAATCTTGGACAGCTCATAATATCACCTCAAGTCATTCGTTAGCCTCTTTATCTTATAAAATTTTTCTGCTGCCTTCCCATTTATAAATGTTTCAATCCAACCTTTATGTTCAATTAATGAAAATTTACTATTCTCCGTAAACTTATAATAATGTTTCAATATATGAGAATCATAACAATATGTTTCTTTTAAGCTTTTTTGGACATTTTCAGTATCAATTTTATATATTTCAAAACTGTTATTCCCACAAATATAAATCATAATATTTACTACATCCCTCTATCTTGATGGCTGTTTCCCTAATTTCTGCCAAATTTTATATAATTTCATATTTTGTCATTCCTCTAATAATTCAGGATTGTCAAAAATATTTCCGACAACTTCTTTCTTCTTATATTTAGCAAGTAAGTCTAATCCAAAAATATCTCCGTCTAAATAATTGGGGGTTCGTGTAGTAGTACATGCGAATCTATATCTTTCGTCATCCCAAAATATTCTCCAAATATTCCCGTATTCATCTTTAACGAAATCTCCTTCGAAAATTTTTGTTCTATTATTATCAGTTATTCCTGTATATTGACAAATAGTATCCTCGATAATATAGTCCTCATTATCCCAATCTATGCATCCATGCCATATAATTTTATATGTAGGTTTGTAGCCAGCTTTTTCTATAATAGAACCTTTTAACCACTTATTAGAAGGCTTCCCATAAACATCTTCGCCCTTTGCTCTATATAATATATCCCTCATACTTTTCTTCCTAATTATGAAATTTCTCTTTCAAATTACTATATCGTAATTTCTTAATACTCTACCTAAATCATCAACCAGATTATATACAATACCATCAGCTTTTGATTTCGCATATTCTTTTACTGAATCAATATCCACATCAATATTAATTACGTCTTTGCAATATGGTTGACCGGAAAATTCTTCTCCATAACAAATTCCGTCAAATGGTACTTGATACCATGAACCAGTGTCCCCATCTACACAACCAAATACTAATTCGGTGTTTTCGTCATATCCAATTTTCTTCAATCTATTAATAAGATCTGCCACTTTTAGTGTTGTCATAATTCTTCCTTCCTTTATGAAACGGACGTTTCATTAACTTTTCACCCTGCAAACACGCTCACATTTAGCGTAAATTTTGTTACCATATTTTTCGCAATACTTTTTAACCAGTTCTTTCATCTTCTCATTTGCATCTTCTTTACTCATATCAATCTCATAGGCATATATACACGTTTCGTCATCGCATACTTCTTTCATAACCTTGATGAGATCTACGATTTCTGTCTCTATTTCTTTCTTCTCATGATCTTTCTTCCATTGTTTGAGGACTTTAGCAGCTCGTTCAGGATGTTTTTTCTGGAATTCATTACAGCTTATGCCCATATTATTGTTAGATTTGCCCATTCCACAATCGGAGCAAGACATTTCTTCACACATCTCAATTTTAAGCCTAATTGCTTCTTCCGCTGTTAGTTCGTCTAATAGTTCGCATTCCGACTCAAAACCGATTCTCCAAATATGTCCACAGCCACAATCTACGTTAAAACCGTCTTTGTCATCACAAAGACCATTTATAGAAGGCTCATTCGTTACTGTGCCAATTTTTCCTTCTGCTCCATAACAACCTTCAGTTGTTCTAATAATTTTAATTTTATCTCCAACTTCATATTTCATAATCCTATTCTCCAATCTTCATTTAGTTGTAGCATTATAGATTTTTAGTCATAATCAAAATTTCCTAACTCAACTTCTTTATCACATAAAGGGCAATTACAATACGCTCCATCGCTCCAATAATCTGTCTTGAAATCCACGTCAGAAAATGGAACTTCTACATCATTAAAGCAATGAGGACATATAAAATTTACGAAAGCAGGTTTGCTTACAATTGTATAATCTATTGGATTATTTTCATTATTTTTCATATTCCTCGACTACCTCCAACTTCTTCAAGTCCTCGATAAGCCACGGTTCGGAGTCTGACCATTTAATCATTGGAAAGTCAATATCCAGTCCTCTAAGACTTCTATAAACATTGTCTACTCCCCAACAGTCAGAATGCTTTGTCGGTATAGACGTATATACGTATAACTCTCCATCATCATCTCTTGCAATATATTTATAACATTTAAGATAATCCAAAAACGCTCTATCTCTTTTAGAAATCATTGGCTTTTCGACATACTCGGATTCTGCCCACTCTTTTACTTCCTCTGCACAATTAAAACATGCAAATAAGCATTCACTGCAAGTAATATCACTACACCGTACTATATGTTCACTTCCTTTTGTTACTGCGATGCTATCTCCACTACAAGCAACATCCACAATCTCTTTTGCATACTTCTCTTTATTCTTCATAACTTCCACCCTCTCTACCAGCAACCCATGTCGTGTCTATTACCAATTGCATTCGGATTTATCATGTATGATCGTTTTAATTCCGATTCATCCAATTGATGTTTCAATCAACTTACTTTTTTCTTTAGTGCCAGATTTTCTTTTAATACCGCCATAAGTTTACAATTATCTTTCTGATCACATTTTGTGTCTTCAGAGTAACTTTCGCACATTAGACATAACTCTTTTTCAGTCATCTCTTCCACCTCGCTTAACAATTTCGATAGCAGTATCAATGGCGTTTGCAACATTAAGATAAACATAATCTTTATCCGCATCACCAGTATTTGCTATTGTCATGTAGTAACTTAGTTTTAAATCTCTAATCTCTCTTACAACCTTCTCTACATCAAACGCTATCGGCATCCTATCAGCATCATCTTCCCATGTTTTCTTTTCTACCATTTCTTTATCTACTTTCATTGTTCTCTTTGTCTTCATCCCATAGTCCTATTCCACGTTCCACACATATATTCTCAAGGATATCAGCTTTTTCACAGAGATAATTTTCATACTCTTCCTGTTCTTTGATATCTCTCATATCATATCCAAGTTCATACATCTCATCGGTTTGACTACCTAGAGAATCGTATACTGCTTCGTAGTATTCATCTTTTAGTTCTTTATCTGATAATGTGTTTGCCCATCTGATAAGACTGTTCTTTTCTAATCTCTTCATAACTAATATTCCTCAAATTTATTAGCCACATTGCATTCCGGAACATCGTAATAATGTTCATAACATGGAGCAGTACTATCATCGTATATTAGTTTATTCTCTTGAAAAGGACATCTATATTCAATATCATCAATTGTTCCTGTCTCATAAACTGTTGTTTTGGCGTGTTTACAATTTAAACATGTTTGTGCTTGTACAAAATTATCACAATCGCTGGATTTTTCATTTGGATCTAAGACGTTGATAAATTCAGGAATCTCTTTATGCGTGATGGCACAATAATATTCTCCACTTATTGTATATAGATTTTTACAATTATTATCTACGCAATTCATACTTCCATATATCCTCCAGATTCATACCAGGCATCAAGTACAGTTAATAATCTTTCTCCGTCTTCAGTCAACCAACATCCACCAATTCCACTGCCATGTGTCGTAAATCCATAGCTATCTAATACATACGCAAGAAACTGAAGCATTCCATATTGTATTGAATCGTCATAATCCATATGCAAATTGACATTATAGCTTTCTTTGACAAGATCATATGACAAAGCATCTCTAAATCGAGCTTTTCTTATATGTAAATATCTTCTGATTACTTCGTATGTATCTTCCGGAGAACCGCATCCACATAGTCCCATTTTTTCATGTATATAAAAATCCAATAATGGCTTAATAAGACTTTTTTCATACCATTTTTCTCTACACTCTCTGATTACTTCACAGTTTTGCGACATACAAAAACCCGGATAATCGTCTACTACATACTCTGCTATTTCACTTAACTTCATATTTATATTCTCCCAATTAAACCTGTGTTTCATTGATTCTTATTCCAAGTAACTTTTTTGCCATATCAATATAGGCATGGCGCGCCTCATGGCATGTATATTCTTCGCCGTTTCCTATACAATGCTTTAATGGAAAATTAATCAAATCTTCAACAGTATGTATTTGTTCACAATAATTCTTGATTCGTTTGCCCTGCTTTGCACAATAAGCATCATAAGCTTCTTTTGAAGAATAAAATAAGTCATCTGTTATTTCGTAAAGTTCTCCATAAGTATTTGTAATTGATTCACCATCATATGAGACCGCACATATTGATTTAATTTTTACGACATCTTCTCTAACTTCTATAACTTTCACTTTTTCAATAATATCAGCCCAAGGCTCATAACGATAAACTATATCTCCTACGTCCATTTACAAAACCTCTCCAATCTCCTTATGAAACAAAGGTTTAATCTTCTATAATGCATTTCTCTGAAAACTCTTCTAATGTAAGACATGCTGTTTCATCAGATAAATTTGTAAAATACGTTGCATCATACATTTTCAAGAATCCATATCCATATTTAAGATATGTATCAAGAATTTCTTTGTCCATTTTTGTAATTTTAAATGCATTCCATTTTCCCATATTTTATATTCTCCTTTCATAAATCGTACATTTCTTCCTATTCTAACCATTCATTATCTAAGTAATAAAATCCAAATACTGCTGCTCCGGTTAATACAATCCAAAAGATCCAAAATAGAATTTGCCAGAATGTACCGTCAGATACTAATACATCCATAGTTTCTTCTATATTAGTATTCACAAAGAATCTTGTATTGTCTGGTATTGTTTTATCTTTTAGCTCTGCAAAAATCGTTCCATTAAATTTTGTTCCAGTTCCGTAATATTTAAATCTTACATGGCTAGACTCTTTGATTGTTTTTATGTAACTTGTACTTGGGCGTTCTATTTTCTTGCTCAGAAACTTAGTGTTACAAAAACTAATTTCTTTACATTCTTTTGACTCTTCCCCGGCATAATCCCATGACCAATAAGTTCTAGTATGAGTTTGTGTGTGCCCCTTACTATCAGTTGTTGTATATGTTTGTGTATGCATGTTATAATGTTCTTCTACTTTTTTAACATACATATATTCCCCACCAATCTCAGGGAATGTTACTGCATCAACTGCCTTAAGCTTTCCATGTACAAAAGCATTACCAACATTTGTCTCCATACCATACTGAAACATATCTTTATCGTTCTCAATTTTTATTGCTTTATTGTATTTTTCATTTGCATCTATATTGCTTTGTGAAATCTTTCCAGAAATCACAAATCCAATGAGTAACATTACCGCAATGAGAGAAACACTTGCTAATATTTCTCGAAAAGTTATTTCAAATTCTCCAAAATCTAAACTCCATTTTTTCATATTTTAATCCTCGTTGAAGAGATTCTGCGGAGCCGTTTCCGGAGCGTTATAATCTAATAATTTATAATCCTGCTTATCATATCTAAGCATATTTAAGAATGTTCTTGCCGGAAAACCTTTTACATATCTTCTGTAATCTTTAACCTGTTTATTGTAATTTTCTCGATAATTTGCAATAAGATTTTCTGTGGTGGCAAGTTCGGTCATTAACTGTTTATAGTTTTTGTTAGATTTAAGTTCCGGATAAGCTTCTGATACTGCTGCAATTGATGTTGATACATTTTCAATATTTGCACTTCCTGAACTACGACCATCTACAACAGCTTTCAACGTTTCTGCCTCATGTTTATCATACTGTTTTACACAATCTGCAAGATTATATACAAGATCTACTCTTCGTTTTTCCTGAACTTTAATGTCAGACTGTGCGGTATTTACCTGTTCCTCGTAATTAATTGCTTTATTCTGGAATCCCTGCACCCAAAAGATTCCCATTAAAATTACAGCAATTGCTCCTATTACAATAATGAGTGGAATTTTCCAATTTGTGTTCTTTTCTTTCATATAAAATGTTCCTCCTAATTTTTATATTATTTTATTCTCCAAATGAAAGCGCAGTTTCATCTACTCAAAATAGCCACCAAGATACGTTTTGTTGTACTCATTTAGACTTATTTCATTCACTTCAAAATAGTAATCGTATTCCTTTTGCAATTCTTCTAGTGCATCGTATACATGTTCTTCGTCAAATACACCAAACATACTAATCCGAGAACCCCATGAACCGTTGTATGTATCTGCGCTTATGACATATAATTTCATTCTTCTATTAATCCTTTCTTCCATTTAATTTTCTACCACACCACGGGCAATAGTTAATATATTCTCTCTGATGCACAAATCCATCATCATACTCATCCCATTCTGAAGTCTCGATGTCTAAATAATATTGATTATCCGATGGATCAATGTAAATGCAGCATTCAGGAGAATTTATATCACAATTGTTGCACATATGTATTCTCTCCTCCATTACCAACTAATCCAGAAATCTACTTCATCATTTTTTATATCCGGAAATTCTTCAAACATGTATTCAAGACCTTCTATAATATCTTCATCTTCTACATCTGAATAAAATCCTTCAAACCAAATGGATGTGATTGTATCGTTATTTATGTAACCTAAATCACACAACATGTCCCACATTTTATTTTTGAATCGTTTGACCTTTTTATCTACATAATTTAATACACAGATTAGATCATAATACGGTCTTGATTCATGTTTCTGTGGCTTCTCCATATTCTCTACTCCTTCTCGCTTACAAGCTTAATCTTATATCCAAGTTTTCTTTCAATTTCTGAAAGAGTCATTTCACGTTCTTTCTTTCGAATATTTTCATACTCTACTTTGTCATCCACACATCTCAAATCTCCAAATCCAAGATCCATAAAAGTTCCGTAAGTTCCATAACCACACATTTCTCTAGATATTTTGATTGTATCTATATTGGGTAATTCAAGTTTTGTCTTACATCTATCAACAGAACTTTCTGTTTCGATAATCATGGATAAGTTAATGTAATATTTATTATCTTCTTCTACAAATTCTATATTTTCTATATTTTTGATATTTCTATTTAATATTGAAATCTGCAAAATTCTGCCTCCTTTGGAAGAGTGATTTACTTATTACACGCATATGTATCTCTTACAGACACTCCTTTAATGAATCTTATAATGTCATCTATCGTTTCTTCATCTAATAATTTGCCATCTATTGCTTTACTTCCTCCGTATTTGAACATTTTATTTTTGACATCGGAATATTCCATAAGCAATTCTTTTAATCTAACAATGCTGTTGTTAAAACTAATTTCAATAGACTCTTTTGCATATTGTTTAACTAATTTTTCTACATCTTCTTTAGAAAAATCTACTTTTACAGTTGCGATACATTGATGTTCTACTGTTGGTTGATCATCTAGTAATTGTCTAATATCAGGTAATGCGCTTAAATTTCTAAAACCAAGTGCCAATCTAATGTCCCTATTTGAAATTTTATCTGTATCAATCAATCTCATATTATTCCTCCATTTTTACACATCGATGATATTTATTATAGATATTCTCTCCTCCTTGATTATTTCATTACGTTTTTTAACAACGTGACTCTTGTAAGCAATCCCACCCCTCCAGGCACAGGTGTTACATAACAACAATTACCAAAATAATCTTCAACATCTTTTTGATCAATATCTCCACATAACTTTCCGTTTTCATCTCTGTTTATACCAACATCTATAATAATAGTATCGATGCCGAAATAAGATGAATCAAACTTCTTAGGCTTGCCAATTGCAGAAATAACAATGTCTGACATTTTCATAAAATTCTCCATGTGATATTTTTGTGTCTTGCTATTGCAACTAATAACTGTTGCGCCTTTATCAATAAGCATATTTACAAGTGGTTTTCCTACTATCTCGCTTCTTCCTAATACAGTTACTAATTTACCTCTTAGATCAATGTCATTAACTTCAAGCCAGTCAATAATTCCCTGTGGTGTACATGGATTATAAAGTGAATCTTTTCTAAATCCGTCAACATCTTTTTCTGGACTAATAAACTGTTGTAATATTTTTATATTGTATTTATCCGGAATAGGAAGTTGAATAATGATTCCATCAACTTCTTTAGAATTGTCTAGACCTTTAATAATTTGACATAAATCTGATTCATCAAGATTTTCATAATCTGTAATATGAATATGATTAAACTTTATACCAACATATTCACAATCTTTTCTTTTACCTTTTATATAAGAGTTACTTGCTTTGTTGTCTCCAATCTGAATTACTGTAAGGCAACGCTGTCTTAGTGAGTTTTTGCATAACTCTTTTAGTTCTTCTTTTAGATTGGCTGCATATTCTTTACATGAAATAAATTCTGTCATTTTTTATTCTCCATCTTCGATAAATTCAGTTCGTGAATATCCATTCCAATAATGCTCGTTTCCACAATACTGTTGACACACTATATCGGAATCACATACATGATCACATCTATTACAATTTGGTTCTTCATCATCGACTGTGTATATTTTTACGTTACTCATCTATTCTTACCTTTCTCTTTCCATACTTCGCAAAATGTTTCAAATGTTTTGTCATCTAATTGGATTCTTTTTACTTTATTACATTTAGGACATTTCAAACATACTTCTTTATCTCTATACCATAGATAATTAATGGAATATGAATGGTTACATAAACATTTGATTTTACATTCTCTATCTCGCCAATTAATGAACCGGATTCTTATATCTTCATATTCTTCCATAAATTCGATAAATAGTTCTATAGCTCCTACGGTTGAAAGTATAATAATTAGTAAATCTAACATTATTTTCGCCATTTTTATCACCTCGCTTGAAATCGACCTTTCATCCGAAAATCACGTCCAAAAAAGTCCCATTTTAAGGGAAATTTTTGAACATAGATTTTTGATTTTTTACATTTGAGCCAATAAACTTCTTACAGGCTCTCTAGTAATATTCTCTTTTGCCCATCTAATATATCCAGGAGCAACATTCTGAATTTCTGGCAACGTCATACCGGCATGTTTGCCAAAAGTTAATTTATATTCATTAATATCTGGAAGATCTTCTTTCGCAACCTCAATACCACCAAGCGCATCATATACCTCATCTGAATATGTCATATCAATATTTGATCTGCTTGATAAGTAATCACACAGATGAACCAAAAACTGCTCGTCGTTTTCTGGTTTAGGTAATACAGTGCTGCTTCGTCTGTTTGATGTCCACTGTCCAGAATGACTTTCACATAATCTTGCAATATATGCTTTTGTCTCTTTGTCAATATCGTGTTCTACGACTGTATCTCTGATCCATTCACCAGCAAGCAACGGATGATCATGTACTGTATACTGAGATCCATTTGTCCCACACTTAATAGCATCGTGAAAAATTGGTGTACATCTTAGACAATCTCTCTGTCTTTCATTGGTCTTTTCTTTTACATATTCCAAATCAAGAATATAATTCATTACTTCTCCAAACATTAACATATGTAAAATCTGACCATGAGGTTGGCACTGGGTTTTATTGTGATATTTAAACGATGTACTACTAGGAATTGTAAAGATATAATCAGGAATTTCTTTAATCATATCTGTACAATAATCTTTCATTTCTTCTGTTTCAAATTTATTTAAAAGTGTTTCAAATACTAATACTTTATCCATTTATTCTCCTCTTTCCTTATTTTATTGTTCGTTTTTTGATTCCTATAATTGGCTGAGTAATTCCAGCTAATTCCAATTGCCTTATCGATCTTCTAAATACATAATCTATATTCTCCATGATCTTAATTGTCCCATCTTCTTTAAGATGTTTGTTTGGAATCCATACATTTTGATTTGTATGGTTTATTACAAATCGCTTTGCATTCCTATTACCATATTTTCTTCTTACAAGATTTAATGGTATTCCTTTATAATACTGAGTCTCATAATTCATAGCTTTATCCTTTCAGATAATTTTTAAAGTAATATTCAAAATACATTCGAATAAAAAGTCCTGAGTATTTATTCTCCTTCATGAAAAATACCGGAACGTTATATTTAAACCAAAAGCTATGCAATGATCCTACGAAAGACTTCTTATTATATTGTGTATTGTAATTGCCAGCTGCGATATCTCCATAGTCAGCATTTTCAATAAGAAGAACTTTAGTTTCCGGCGCAAGACTTAATTCCTTTTCAAACCTATCCCTACCATTGGTCAAATTTCCGCTTATTTCTTCAAGACTTGCTTTTCGCTCGATACATGTCTTCCTATTAAAATACAAATCTCTTGGAATTGATAATGCTTCGTTCTTGGGAATCATAAAACTATAATCCCCAAAATCTAAAGCTTTCTTCTTATAAACAACTTTCTTTCTATCAAAGTAGTTCGTGATATGCTCACACTTCTTCTCCCTCGTGTCAATCAAAATGACCATAGAAGATATTAATTCTGCTAATTCCTTATCTGTATATTTAAAATGATCTATCACTCTTCTTCCTCCAAATCATCTTTTACAATAAATTTCTTGAGCCAATATTCATATTTATCCGGAACCTCTTTGTATATTTTCTTTCCTGTATTCGGATTGATTTCACCAGTTGGTTCTTTTTTATTCTTTTTATCTAAGGAAATAATATATAGAATTTGTCCTTGTTCGAATCTTTGCTTTGAAAATTGACTTGTCCACATTTTTACCTGGCGTGTTTTACCGCTATAGATTTCGTATAAAGAAATTGTTGTAAGATATTTTGTAGAATTGATATTAGACACATAATAAAGACGTTTATTTATTAGAGGTTCAACATAAGATACGTACCCGTATAATTCATTCTGATAATTTAAAATATCTAACACTGATGTTTGTTTATACTCTACATGTCTTACTATATCTTTTAATAACTCAATCGAATTAAATTCTTTCCAAATTTTTTCTGTTTGTTTTTTACAATGCCTTTTTACAATGTCTTTAGGTAGACCCAATTCATCAAGTTTATTTATTTTGAATTGTTTTTTTCCGTAAATTTTATCAAAATACTCTACCTGCGAAAGCAACACATTGATTCCCCCGAATTCAGAAAAGAAATTTAATTTAATCAATATATCTAATTGTTTAGAATTTACTGACGTATTTTTTATGTCAACCAATAAATCAATAAAATCGCCATATTGATTATCCTTTAAAGCATACAAGTCTTCTCCTACATTATCTCCAATATATTTTATTGAAGACATGCCTTTATATATTGTATTATTCTCTTTATTGTAAGAATATTTAGATGTTGAATGTCTAAATTTAATATCACTTAATTTAATATGGAAATAATCTAATTCTTTTTTTAATTTATTTGTTCTAATTTGATCATCAGCATAATTATTAAAACATACACTATAATATTCCAATGGATAATTTACTTTTAAATAAGCTCCATAACACATGTCTAGTGAAACAGCTGCTGCATGAGCACTACAAAATCCATAAGCCATGCAACTTTGAATCATACTCCATGTTTCATCAAACATATTTTCTGATCCAGTATTAATTATCCATTGCTTTCTAAGTCTTTCTTCTAAATTTGCAAAATCTTCTGGTTTTATTTTCTTTTTAGAAATCTTTTTTATCAATCCAATGGATTCTGCTGGCGTAACACCTAACCAATTAAAATATTGCATTAATGATTCTTGGAACAATATATATCCATGAGTATCTTTTAACACATCATCCAATTGAATAGATCCTGTTGTATATTTTTCTCTATTTAAAAATTGTTCCCTCCATGAATCAAATGACGGACGAATCGCCGCTGCGATATGTGCCCCATCTTCAAATGATGATATTTTATATCGTTTTGCTTGTTGGGAGCCATTGTCGCTATCAACTTGATTCAATGTACATGTGATTCCATTTCTAAATAAATCCCATATGCGCTTATCATTTTTTATAGAATCTAATAATTGATTAGCTGGAATAATAGGTTTCCCTATTTCTTTAAACGTCTCATCTATTAGTTTCCAAACTTTAACAATCAAATAATCATTTTTCAATACTTTGTATTCGTCTGCTTCTGATGATGTAATTAAAACACAAAGATTTTCCCCAAGTCTTGTTACTCCATATTCATATAACAAATTTTTGTCACTTAAAATATGAGCGCAAGGATGAACTGAGCCAGATACTATGGTTCCAACGTATTTTTTTGCTTCTTCAATAATAGATTCCCATTTTTCATTGTTTTCATAAGCTTCAAGATTTTTTGCAATTTCATTGAATTCATCAAAATCCATACCCTTTGACCGACATACATTTCTAAAAGCTTCTGAAATTTGCATGGTTCCAGGCGCATACATTGGGTAGCAACCGTGTTCTCCCAATAATTCTCTTGATGCTTTGACAAATGGTTCTTGTTCTTTTACATTGAAATCTATATCCGGAAGACTGCGATTTTCTAATAATCGTGCCGTAGAAGCAAATCTATCTGGGAATAATGGAAGATTTATTTTAAATCTATCCAATTGAGTCATTCCCAATATTTTATTTATATAAAATGATCCGCAACTACCTCTTCCTCCTCTGGTCAAAACTCCACCATATTTATTTACTGCCAAATCAACATTTTTCTCGTTAAAAAGAAAATAATCAGCCGTATGTACCTCATCATTCGTATCTTCAATTATTTTCATTTCATAACGAATTCCGTCTTTGTATTGTTTGAAATCTTCATCAGAAATATGTTCGTCTCTTCTAATTATTTTAAATCTCTTATTTATTTCTTTTTTAAGGAGTTTTACACGCTGATTTGGCGTAAGATTTGGATAAATAGTTGGCATTTTTATCGAATAATCAAGTTTAATCTCTTCGCAATCATCGAATATTAACGTATTGTTTATTGCATCATTTATTTGCTTTTCGGATAACACATTTTGTTTTTTAAATCGTTCTATCATTGTTTCGGCAGTTGGATAATCTAAAATAAAATCATCTTCACTTCCATAATTGATATGCTTGCCTTTGAGCAATTCAAGGCGTTCTTGTTTTCCACTTTCATCAATATAATGGGAATCATTTGCAGCAATTAAAGATAGTCCATATTTATCCGAAAAATAAATGGCTCGTTTATTTACCTCTATTTGTTTTGGATCTTGATGAGTTTGAACTTCGAGCATTACATTGGTTCCAAAATGTTTAAATAATGGCTTAAATATTTTTTCTATAGAATCTTCATCTCTCAAAAGCCCAGCAACACAGGCAGTCGTAATATAAACGTCATCTCTATTTAAAGCCAATAGATCTTTCATAAAGAATCTTGGTTTATAATAGAAGCCATTAATATTTGCCATGCTTGATACGTAATTCATTTTTTTTCTAGCTTCATCTGTTTTTGGAATTACGATAATATGATAATTCCTTTTATCTTTTTCTAAAGCATCCGGCACGATATATCCTTCAATTCCTGCTATACATTTAATACCGTATTTATTACAAAGAGTTCTAGCTTCAAATATATCCCCAAAACTACCATGATTTGTTGTAAAATAACTTGTATGTCCATATTCTAGTGCTTTTAAAATATATTCTTCTTGTTTGGTATTAGTGTCTGGCGAGAAAATATTGGAAACATGATCATGCTTATGATAATTATTATATCTCATATTGCATTTCCTCAATTTTCTATAAGTTGTAATAATGTATTCTCTTTTATTTCCGATAAGTTATTCTCATCGACTATTGCTTTTGCTTTGTTGTATGGGATTTTTTGAGAACGACAATAAGAATTTAATCCTATTTTTTTATCATTATTTGATATTACAAAAATATACTTCGATGGTTTTGTAATATTAGAATTGTTTAAAATTTTCTTTTTTACTATATCTAAATTATTCGGCAATGTCTTCAAAATCATTTGATCTATTTTTCTACTAGAACCCGCATCAAATGTAAGATATCTCTCATCTTTTTGTTGCCAACAATTTACATTAAACCTCTCTTTACACAATTTAATGTATAAATCAATTTCCTCTTGTGTATACTCCGCTAAACACAAAGTCCACGTATTTCCTCTGCTACCATCATCCAATATATGCAAACATAAACCAAATTCATTCAGCATTCCTATTTTTTCAATTCGAGGCATATTGCGAATTTCTTTTAATTGGTTTATGATACGTGTTTCAAATCTATAAAAAGGCTTACATAGATACTGATGATTGCTTCCAAAACTCGTATAAGATTCTTTATAATACTTCGGAGGCGAACTACATAAATCTTTTAATTGCTCATATTTCCAAATAACATAATCTTTTTCGTCAATAGCATGAGATTCTATGTATAATGGTTGGTCTTCTCTTTTATCTATGTGTCCATCTCCAAGAGTTCCAAATAAAATAATTTGATACTGAACATCTGTCATTTCTTTATTTTCTTTAAATGTCCATCCATTTAATCTATGTATTTCCGAACACCATTTTTGAATAACTCTTAATGATGCTCCGCATTCATCCGCCATTTCTTGATGAGTCATTCCTTTTATTACATAACGTTCATAACACCAGTCATAATCTTGATAAACTGCCTTAAATTTAGGATTGTTATTTCTCATATATTTATCGCCAAGCTTTAAACGTGAACTGCGAGAACTTATCATTCCAATAGACATATTCATTTCCTTACTTATATCTTCAAAGGACAACCCGTTTTCATATAATTTTTCTAATTTCTCATCTTCGCCTTTTGTCCATTTGTGACGCTTTTGATGCGTTGATTTCGTAGAATCCAATAAATATCCATGTCTAATAAGCTGATTGTAATGTTTATTACAAAGTTCCTTATTTTGATATTCTCCCTCCTGATGCCAAATATAATATTTAATACTTTGAGTATCTCCGCATATCGAGCAACAATTTGTTAATTTTTGTGGTTTATTTGGTATAACTTTATGAAAATCCGTTGGTTTACCATTCTTTTTTATTTGTATCCAATGCCTATTACATAGACAAGCTTTTTTGTGAAAGTTTTTATCATCTTTTGACGACAGTCCGCATATAGAACATTCTACGTCTGGTAATGTTTTACCTATATTAATCAACCTCCTCAATCTCATCACATACTGCTTTTAAAACAAATTTTCTTCCAAGAAAACCAGAATCTAATGTGCAACAAATCTCAAGCTCATCATTCATCATTGCATGATCATCCATTTCATCAAATGATCCATTGAAGTTCCACTTAATAATCTGGAGATAATCATTAGGTTTAACTACTAAATGCTTATAGTTGCTCATCTGCCCAATTTCATATTCTCTGATATCATTAATGTAAAACCTTACAGGTTTAAAGTTTTCGCCAGACACGAAATCAATTTTTTTAATATAATCGACCAATTTACGTGTTACATCAGAAATATCTATTTGAACATCTATATTAATTGTTGTATCTGATTTTAATTCAGGAAGATTTGTCTCGATATAAGACAAGAATTTATTGAAATTGTCCTTTTTAATTTGAATACCGGCTGCCAATTCGTGTCCGTCAGCTTCTGCTAATTTACTATTGTTGCATATTTCTCTAAAATCATCGACTCCAATAGCTCTCATAGAACCAGAATATTTTTTACCAACATCTTTCAAAACTAATACCGGTCTTTGATATTTTTCTAATAACTTATTACCAATTAATCCTGCAACACCATACGGAGTATCAATAATAACAGTAAGCATCTTTTTATTTTTTTGACTCTCACACTGGCTTATTACATCCGGCATAAGTCTATTAACTTCTTCATTCTGATCTTCTTTACATTTTTTCAGTTCCTTAATATATTTCAAGACCGTTTTATTCTCATCAGCAAGAAAAGCTTTTACAACAATCTCATTTTTACCCATTCTATTTGCAGCATTTATAATTGGAGCAATACTAAATGAAATTGCTGTACTATTAAACTGAAATCCTCCAATAATTTTTTTAATGGCAGGATTATATATCTTCTGAAGTCCTTGATATACTATGTATCTATTCTCCATGATTGTCATATCCATCATATCTGCAACAATTCCACAAGCTGCTAAATCAATTAATTCATCGGCATAATCAGTTTCAAAACACTCATCTAAATATTTACAAAACTTCCATACTACCCCTGCGCCAGATAATTGTGAATTATCATAAAATCTCTGAGAAGATACAAATATTGTATATTCGTCATATGGGATATTGGGTTTAATAGCATGATGATCAAGAATAATAATATCTACACCCATTTCAAATAATTTTTTATATTGTTTTTCATTCTTATCCAAACTATCTACGATAATTAATAGGTCAAAACTTTTAAACTTGTCCAAATTCTGACCCTTTAATCCATGCATTTTGCCTTCATCAATAAATGGAACCACTGGATAACTTATAAAATGCTGTAAATATCTCGTCATTATTGCACCGGATGTCGTACCATCTGTATCAGTATCCCACAATATCGCAACGCTTTCTTCATTTTTAATAGCTTCTATAACTCTATCTGCTGCTTTATCAATATTGACCAAATCTTCAAGTGGCAATAATGCATCTTCTGTTGGTTCTAAAAATTTATCTATATTATTAATTCCACGTTCTTCGAGAATTGTATTAAAAATCTCTTCTTCATACATTCCTCTGCAATCGTTCTTGATATTATAATTCGTCATCATCATCCCCTATCATCTTTATCTCATTTGTTAATATGTAATCCAATTTTTCTTTCCCCATGTCGGATGGAGAAACTTTATCCGAATAATCTTTTCCAAAAAAATCCCAATATCCAATCTCTAATTCAATAAATCTCGAATACCCTTGCAGCAATTCTATATTTCTCATGATGTATTCCATTTTGTAGCCTACATCATGCATAAAAATTATCTTTTGTGGATTAAGCTCAAGAAGTATTTGTATCTGCTTTTTACTTATACTTCCGCTTCCAAGTGCAACACAATTTCTTATTCCGTATGTATAACATTGCATAACTGATTTTTCACTCTCAAAAATTAGAATCACTCCATCTGCCAAAAAGTTATAATTCTGTGAGAATCCATATAATGTGTTGCTCATCTGGCAAGGATATTTATAAAAATATTTCATTTCTCCGTCTTCGGTATCATAATTAAATCTTTCTTTTATTCCCATTAATTGACCAAATTGATTGCGTATTGGTATGGTAATACCTTGAGATTCAACGTCATATCCTATCTCGAAAAACTTTTGAGCATTAAGGGATATATTGTCTTGAAGAAATCTCAGATTACCAAAATGAGAAAATTCATTTAATACAGACTCGTCATATATTTTAGATTCTGAATTTGTACGTCTTTTCCTAACCCTTTCATAAAATCCTCCAAAGATACCTCTTCTTTCAAAAAAATCATAATAATCAGTTATTCCAATAACCTTTTTTACTTCATTTAAAACATCAGAAAATTCCACATGTCGCTGTGACATAATATAAGAAAATAAATCTTTTTGAATATTTCTGGCATAATCATGAACGTATAAAAATTTATTCTCTTTTAATTTAATTACGATTGATTTTTTTGATGAGACTTCATCTCTACCGAATTGCATATATTTTTCTCGAATGATAATATTACAATATCCGAAATGTTCTAAGACATCTTTGAGTTTATCCGGGTGATTTAATAATTCTTTCTTAATATCTTCAAGCATATCACCTTAATACTCCATTTTTATTTTATTTCTCCGTGTTTTGGTCGGCATTGTGCTGCCTCTCTGAAAATACAGTGATCTCCATCATATTTGAGTAAATAGGCAATTCCGTTATCACTAGAATTTGCACCGCTTCGACACTTCTCTGTAAATACCATTCTCCATACCGCTGTCGGATCTGGTTTATATTCTTCTTCAATCCATTTATCGTTTACTTTCTTTAATCTGAATGGACGACAATAGAATTTATTTTTTTCATCTAATTCCTCTGTGTAAACAGTACGCATCAAAAATAGATTTTCAAGTACCTCTTTAATTTGTTTGCCATTAGAAAGCACTCCTGCATCCAGAAATAACTTACCTTTCATATATTCTGCTAACTGTACAGAAGCCAAAACAATAAGATTGTATTTTTTTGCAAGTTTATCTAGCTCACGGCTATCCCTTACAAGTGAAAGATCCTGTCTTACAGATGAAAAATCACTTTCTTGAATTTTAAATGTATCGTAAAGCACTGTATCGTACCCATATCTTAATACGTTTTCACGAATCTTCTTTTTTACAACACTCATATTCGCTTCGTTGATAGAGATGAACTTGACTCTTCCCTTATAATTTTCTCTCCAAAATTTTTGTACATTTGCTAACTGTTCTCTACTTTCAGTGGAAATATCGCCAGAAATCATTTTCTTTTTTGTCAACTTAAAGTATCGATTACGTTTTCCTAGCAACCAGATTATAAACTTGATTTTAAATTTCTTAACATTTTCTTCGTTGGAAATAATTAAGACTTTTCTATCATAATTCAGAAGTGCCATTAGAACAGTGATCCACCATGTTGATTTACCCGCACTAGAGAATCCACCCATCATAGATAAAGTACCTTCAAGAAATCCCATTATCTGACGAGATAGAAATGGGAAACAATTTATCTCTTCACCATTTTTATCATATCCAGCAGTATCAAATGGTACGCCATTTTCTTCTCCTTCAGCACATGATTCTATAAATTCATCGTCAAAGTCAATTTCTTCTTCTTCAAGAATCTTACTTGAGTAACCTGTTCCATAAGAACTTATTCTCGATTCGTACCAATCAGTTACTTCTTCTGATGTCATCTTGCGAAATAATTTTAACGGAACAATCTTCTTACCTTTACTTTCTATTTCTTTAAGAAGATTAAATCCATCATCATGCATCTTTAAGATAATATTCTCTCTATATAAAATATCTATATATGTATCAAAATTCTGCACATTGATAATATCTATCTGGTGCTGAATAGCTTCCCATCCACCCTTATCTTCATATATTTCAATGGTTTCTTCTGGAAGATTAGATAAAATAGTCACTTCATCTAATGAGTAGAATCCTTTTTTACGAAGTTGATTAAGCATTGCAAAATAGAATCTTCCATCTGCTGTAATGAAGTTGTCTCGCTCGAAACATGTATCGTCCAACAACAACATATCTTTAAAAAAGCAACTTACTACATTTCCCTCTGTCTCTATCCGATTTTTTAATAATTGTGCCGGATATTTTTCTTTTACACCAGAAATATATTCTGCTATGTTAATCACCTTCCTTATTCAATTTCATCAAGTCCTCTACGTTTCTTCTTCCGTTTATAATGATTTTCTATAATCTCTACTTCTACTTGTTTTACAGGAGTGTATTCCTCTTCTTTTTCTTTCTTATAATCTCTAAGATTATTGTTTAAGATGGCAGAAAAGTATCGAATCTTACCATATTCTTTTTCAAAATCTCGATGCATTACTTCGTATAAATAATCAAAATTTTCTTGCAAATAAGATAAAATCAAACTATAGTTATAATTTTTAACGAGAGCATTTATTTCTTTGAAAATCGCTGTATTTGTAACAACATATCCAAATATTTTATTAATGCATTCATATGTATCATCTTTCATTTGTCGTGCAGAAATAATCTCATTGTATTCTTGTTCATTGCAGTAGTAGGTATTGACTTTACCTACTACTACTTTGAATGCTGTTTTTTGATCTATTCTCGCACCACATTTACGACATTTTACTGTCCTTCCCATAGTAGTGCACACTCCTATTTCATCATGTCATAAATTTTTTTCAGACCATCTTCATCAACATCGTTGAGTTTTCCATACTCAGCAATAACTGATTTCACCTGAGATTTAAGCTCTTTATCCTGACACTCTTTAAACATTGTTCTAATTACAGAATTAAGATCATCTGGATAATCTGATGCTACTTCTTCTGATGTATCGACGCTATCTTCCATGTCAATATCATCAATATCTTCACTAACTGAGTTAGATGGTTCTGTGCTCAATGGAGTCTGAACGGTGGGTTTAACTTCTGCGCTTACTTTAGGTCTTTTACTAAGTTCAGTTTTAGATTTCTCCATGCCTTCTTCCACTACTTTGACGAATTCTGCTCCCATATCTGGTTTGTCGAAAATCATAAATTCTGGCACTGCCCCATCTGCAAATCTTCCACCTGCATCAATGAGTGTCGTACCTCTAAAGTAAAGCTTTCTTACTTCGTCTGTAGCATATTTCTTAGTTTTATCTCCAACTTTCTTCTCTTCAAGATCACGATCAATTACTCCTGTAAGAGTCACATCGAAGATATCCCCGAAAGCAGCTTCATAATCTGCGCCCATATTGGAAGATAACTGCATATATCCATCTTCATCGAGACCGCCCTTTTCTTTAATGGTTTTGAATTTTGTATGTGCAATTACCCACACACCAAATCCAGCAGCCTGAAGTTTTGACATATAAGGCTTAATAATATCATTTGCAGAATATTTTTCCCCTGCCGTATATCCTCCAAATGCTGCTTTAATTGATTTGCATTTCTTATTAGGATTTTCTACGTTTGACTGACGAATTGTTTCTGCATCAGCAAGAAGTGCAAGCTCATCCCCTGTATCAAATGCTACGATTTCAATATTATGTTCAATACCTTTCTTCTCAATTAACCATTTTTCAAGCTCAGTCATATCCTTATATGATGTCACCTGCGTAACATTTAAATTATCGAGCATTTTATATCCGATCTCGTTACCACAGCCAACAAGAAGTCCTCTTGATGGATCACCATATTTTGCGAGAATAACGTCTCTGAAAAGTGTGGACTTACCAAATTTCTTTGTACTTCTAAGATAAATTGAAAGGTTTTTGATATCTGGTTTAATTACATTAACTTCTGGTTTCTTAAATGCCATATGTATTTATTCTCCTCTTGTATATAATTTGTTTTGTTGATTAGAGAGCACGAAGCCCTCTAACTTATAATTCATCATCATCGTCTACATCATCTACTTTTTCATCTTCAAAAAGATCCTCATCATCCTGAACCTCTTCTTCGATAGGTTTAATGATCATATCCTCTTCAGTCCAAACTGTATCTTGACGACCTTTTGTAAATCCACGAGCAGGTTTTGCAAACTGGTATTCTCTAATTCGCTCTCCATAAACATCTCCTCCAAGATCCGCCCGAATGTCCTCCATAGTAATAATTCCTAGATCAAGGTCTTCTTTCTGTTCATCTGTAAGCATGTCCTCAGTAATTTCCGTCTTCTGTGCTCCATTAAGCATATTTACAATTGCTCCGTATTCTTTAAATGAATCATCCTCAACAATAAATTTATGTTTAATTGCTTCTGCTTTTTTCTTTGCTTTTGGATCGCTATCATCCGATGGGACTGGAATTGTAATTGTAACTGGTACTGGGATGTTAGATTTACGTCCCTGATCGTATTCCATCATATATCCATTTACGAAATACTTACCTTTTTCTTCTACGCTTAAATCATCTAAACTATCTTTATTAAAGATAATGTTAATCGTCGCTGTCGAAGATGGCTCTGCATCGTCTGCTGCAAGGTAAATTCTGCTTGGCACATATGACTCATAAACTCTCTGATTTTTTTCTGAATAATTATAGTCACCATTTCCTTTAATAAGGAACATCTTATCTTTATACTTCTCGCTATTGATTACCTTTTTAATAAAGTCGATGTAGTCCCATTCTGAAATAAACTCATGTCTTCTTTTTTTACTCTTCTCGTAAGCTTCTACAACTTCATCTTTTGATTCAAGACCTACTTCTTTTAATTCTTCATCTGTAAGTTCTTTTCCTTCATGAAGTTTCTCCGCCATATTCTGAAGTTTATATCTGCGTCCTGGTTTTTCAAGATCGAAAATAAACTTCTTAAATTCTGCAACTTCTGCAAGTCTAGGAGAAGTTAATCTTTCTTTGAAAGGAATCTGAATTGACTCACCTTTTACTTTGTTTCCATTTTCATCAGTACCGCCTTTTGTGAATGTGTAAATATCACCATGACCGTCTTCAAAAGCACCGGCTGTAACTGAAAGCATATGCCGATTATCACCACAGGTAGCGTTAAAAAGTAACTGCTTTCTTACCCAACCAGACGGATATTTGTTTTCTGTGTACGGCTTGAATTTCTCAGTTTCCTTAGAAATACTGAGTTTTCCAATCATGTCATAATTCATTAAATGAATCCTCCTTATATATGTATAATTTTTTTGTTATTTATTTAAACGCCCATACGGACGGAACACAGAAATAAATTTATGTGAATTTCTATGTAAAAGGTGATTTTTGAGTGCAAAAACCCAAGGGTATGCCTGTCCACCCATATTTATTCTCTATTCGGTTGTTTGAATATTTGGAATTTATGGATCGAATTGATCCGTGATTTTTATATTTATGTTAGTCCGAATGAAAGATTAGTTTCATCAGTTCCTATCATTTGGTGTTTTGTACGATTTGAAATTGAAAAATCTGTGTTTATACATATATTCTTTTTTGTAATCACAAAATTTTTTACGTAATTCATCAAACTCATCTACGCAAGCGCAATATTTATCAAAATCTTTTTCACATTTTTCTTTTGATAATTTTGTATTCTCTGTTTCGATATATTTATCTTCAATATAATATGTAAATGAACCATCTGAGTTACGACATTTTCTATCAATTTTTACTAGCTCTTTTATGTCGCACAGAAAGAATTCTTCTCCAACTTCTAATGGGGGAGCATCTATATTATATTCTCCAATTACTCTATGATTTAATACATTGTTTTTACAAGAATATCTCATATCATATCTTTTAGGTTTACGGATATAACGCTCTCCTGAAGAATTAGGATCATAAAGCCAATCATACTGTATGTAACTTTCATATATTTTTTCGACTTCTCGTTGTACGAATATACTTTTTGCCACTTTCTCACCACCTTGTTATTCATGATTCTTCCGAATACACATAATTGTAACTATTTGGGAGAATTGAATCATAAAGAACTTTAAAAGTTTCGTTGTTACGTGTAAGTCTACTTCTATTAACTTCGACTTCTTTTAATTCCATCGAGCGATCTCTTATCTTTGTTATTTCTCCAATATATCTATCTATGTAACAAGTTGTACAATTATATCTTCGAAATGCAATCTCATCACCCACAGAGAATCTTTTTCCATCATCTGTTACAATTGTTTTCTCAATCTTCATTTTTATTTGCCTCGAAATCTATATTTACTCTACAATCATCCAATCTTCTGCAAGCATATCTGTCTGAGACGGTGTCCACGGCACTTTATTTTTAGGCGCATAAGGATTTTCTGTCTGTAATCCAGTAGTGTTGATATATATGAACGAATGCGTCATATAATTGAATGCTTCAATAGTTGTTCTTGCTGTAACTCTGTCGTATTCTTTCACTTCTTCACTTAGTTCAGAATACGAAATCATATCCGGGTGATCTGTAACTCCCTGTTTTTTCTTTTCTTCCCACCATGCGTTATGCACTGCTTCTGCAATAGTTTCAAGATTGACTTCTGGCGAATACATTTCCAGATAGATTCCTTTACCATTCCAACCTTTACGTGCCACTTTTTTACCATCTTTTAATGCTTCAATTGCTTTTCCAAAATTCATATTCTATCTCCTCTTAAAATGTCACTTTCATCCGGTTATTTATTCTTTGAATTCGTCGTTGTTTTAGCATTCTGAATGGATTTCATAAGCTGGAGATTGTCATTAAGAACTAATGCCATTGCCTGATCTTCCGAGAATCCTGTTTTTACATATGCATCATACATATTTCTTTTATTCTCTGCGACCATTTTATAATAGTCATCGTTCTTCACAAAGTCCTTCATAATCTCAAGTATTTCTTTACATACCATATATACAGTAGGCTTATATTTGTTGATATATTCTTTAATCATATCATCCAATGATGTATCCTTTGGTTCTTCTGTATCTAATCCCTCTGAAAGCATTTTTCTAAGTGCCATTTTTGTCATTGTATCCATATTATTTATTCTCCTTCTTTTCTTTATCATGTTTCTTCTTTGCCATCGCAGCTTTATTAGCTCCTAACTGATTGTCCAGTTTTGCAAAAATACTTTTCATCTTCCCATAATGTGTTCTCATAATTAAGTCCTCTCTTTCTTTTCTTATATAATGCATTCAATTCTCTCTGAAGAGATTGCTTTTCTAATGGATTTCTACAATATTTTATTCTCTTTTTTAGTTGGGAAATATTTAGATTTTGATTATCTTCATGCTCTCCGGCTTCTGATAATTTTTTTAATGTTTCTACAAGAGGTTCAAAATTATCTTCGCCAAAAACATATTTAACTATATTTTTTAGATCTTTTTCATCGAAATCTTTTGTGTCTTTCAATTGCATACCTCCTATACAGACCAAATAGCAAAGTACGAATCGTGCTTATTATATGGTTCTATGCTAATAACATCCTCTTCTGTATATTCGCCATTCTTTACCATTTCTGTAGCAACTTCTTCACTATCAGCTTCGATTTTTCCATGAATCATCTGCTCATCTTGTTCCATTTGAAATTCAAATTTCATTGTAAATTTTCACTCCTTTTTTGCTTATTTTTAAGTGATTGTACAGGAATCGAACCTGTTTCTCCTTATATAAGATGTGTTGCCATTACACCAACAACCGACCAACTTTTTTGTCTTCCGGAAAACTTGCTATGTCTACCACTACTCAGCCTACGGTCTTTTCATGCCAGTGAAAAATTATACGGATACTTACACATTTACTACTCGACCTACGTTTCTTTCATATATGACGATCATTGTATAATCTCTTTGTTCTGCTGATTCTTTCCGCATCATTTACTCTTGTAAGCTTCCCCTACAAGTACAGCACTTTTACATCTTTTCGCCTCGCTGTTCAGATGGATTTTATAATGTCTTGTCTGACGAAGATGGATGGTGGATTCGAACCACCTTTATAAAATCCATTACCTCAAAGGTGCATCTTCTCGATAATTTCACTTACAACCACAGCGTTCCTGCTCATACTAGAACCTGTCATGCACAACAAAATTCGTTCTGTTGCTGTCATCCACCGTATTATAAGCGCACCCATGTTTTCGCACATGACTAATACGCAATGTCTTAAGCGCACTTTTCGCTAACCTTTATTACAGAGTGCTTTGGAAAAGTGTAAGGTCAAGTATCTCTCATGGAGCGTACCCGACTTGAACGGGTGATCTTATGCTTATGAGGCACATGCATTAACCAACTATGCTAACGCTCCAGAAACTTACAACTTTTATGAGGTAAGTTGCCAACCTGTTTGTGATAAAACATCAATTTTAGAAAGTAGTGTCTGATTGATAATTCAGACAAACTAGGCTGGTGGGTACTGCCCCCACTAATATATGGGTCAAAGCCATATGTGTTTACTTATTCACCACAGCCCATCGAAACTTACAGTAGTTTCTTCATCTATATATTCTCTATATTGATGCCAATCCCAACCCACTGCTTAACCAATTGGATTTTGATGTGAGAGATTTATACTCCACTCTCATATATTTAGTATGGAAAAATTTGTATCCCGTGTATCATCATACAGGAGGAAACATTATTTATAATATATTCACCATTTACCAGCCCAGAGGATAACCCAAAGTCAATTACAACTATACTCGCAACCTTTTATCTGGGATTTTATAAATCTTTATATCTTTTATCTTTACTGTTTGAACTTTGTACTAATGAAAAACTTTGAATCTTTAACTTTACTCTTTGAGATTTATAACTTTTAACTTTATGGCAGTTTACTTCTCATGCCGGAGCCTTTGTTATTATCTTAATATTTGGTATTTACTTTAGCATAGTAAGCCATCTGTTTTGTAAAAATTATATTCTTTATGTATCAGTTTGTTTATCTTTTTACATCGGAGTAACTGATAAAAACTCAGATGAGTCATAGTCTAAAGTTTCCAGTAAACAATGAATAATTACCTATTTATATATTCTCTATTGAATTAATACTCAATAGTGATATCTGTTGTTGCATTGCTAACACTCAGCGCAGCGTCGATTCCGGCTTTAAATTTAGAAATCTCATCTTCCAGTTCGTCGATTTTATCCTTGATACCAATTGGATCAACCATCTCATATGTATGTGCTTCAATGTAAGCCTTTCTCATGGTTTCATATTCGCTTGCGTTGATTTTACCTTCTTTAGAACCATAAATACCATCCAGATGAATCTTTGCCTTTTCAGCAACATTGGCATTCTCATCATTGATCTTATTGCAAGCTTTTGCATACTGATCTTTCATTTCTAGTAAAAGAGTTTCTTTTAAAGCAATACCATGCTGTTTCATATAGATAGCTTCCGCAACTGTATATTTTTCATATTCTCCTTTAAGATGTTTTTCTGCATTGGAATTCGTAATTGCTCTCTTAATTGCAATTGCTCGTTTAATCAAATCGTTGGACTTGTCATATCCGGAAACGACTGTTTTTTGAACTCTTCAATACTTACTCCATTAATCTTCTGATTTGAATGGATGTTTTCTTTACAGAATGTAGATTCTGTAACTGTTTTATAGATTCTGTCATTAAGAATCTTAAGTTCTGCTAATCCCTGATGAATTGTCATTGTCTCTTTTGTCATAATAATTTCTCCTTTTTATCTTTAAATTTTAAACTTTGTACTTATTTATTCTCTATTTTTTAAATCTTCTCTGCATCTATTTAACAACCGAATAACAGTTTCGATTAATGTATATTCGCCTATCTTTTCATAACAATTGCAATCCAAGTCAATTGTTTCTATACATCCGTTTTCGTTAATTGCCGTATAGTAATAATCGCCATCCACATCAATTACAATCATTAACATATCTTCTTCATTATCCCAAAGAATATCTCCAACAGATGCAGTTTTTACATATTCTTTAGAAGACACTTCCCAATCGATTGCCATATAATCCGGCAGTTCGAATATATTTTCTAATTCCCATTCACATCCTTTCTCTTTGAAATAAGTGTGCCCATCTTCAATTTTGAAAAATATGTCTGGATCTAGTTTTCTGAAACATATCTTACCTTCTTGCATAGCTTTAATTGCTTCCGTAAAATTCATAATTATGTATTCTCCTTTCTTCTAAGCGAACCAACAATATTTCTTAGATATCTTTTTCGTTCCTTAATTTTTGTGAAATTCCACCAATGTAATCCAATATATTCTTTATAATATGAAGAGTAAAAAAGCATAAGGGCTTCAATTTCTTCTTCTGAATAACCTAATGCTGCCAGAGTTTTTCTACCAGGCATCCCATCACATTTCAAATTATTATCAAGTTGAAATTTTCGTATGGCATTTCTTAACAATCGTTCGTCATATACACAATCTTTTGTTATTAATTCATTTGTAACACCTATGCGATCCTTTAAATCTTCATACAAAAATTTTCTACATTTTGTATTGTTTAAATAACATTTGTCTCTCATGTCTTTTATTTTACTCACCACCTATATACTTATATTCTCTGAATACCACACAGAGTTTTGAGACTCTGTATGGTTGAAATTATTTCTAATTATTTATTATCAGTGACAACAGTATTCGCTCCGGTGGTGGTTACCCATCCGAATTTAAGTCTTGCTTCTGCTTCTTTCATATGAATAAGCTCATCTGTAATAGATGAAGAAATGACTCTATTTGATTCTGCTTCAGCATTAGCTTTTGTAATCTGAATCTGAGCATCTGTCTCTGCCTGAATCTTTTCTGTCTCTTTCTGCACTTTCACTTTCTGCTGTTCTGCTTCTGCCTGCTGTTTTTCCTGCAATGCGGTTACACGATTATCAATTGCAGTTTTTAATTTATCATCTGGATGAACATCAATAATCGAAGCATCAAGAACTTCAATACCGTATTTTTTAGTAAAATCTTTATTCAAATATTTTGTAATATCAGAATTAATCTTAGATCTGTTTCCAGAATAGATATCCATCATGGAATAATCAGTTGTTACTTCCGAAATTTTAGATTTAAGAACCGGCTTGATTCTACTTTCTACAATATCGTCTCCATCCATGCCACGGAATTTCTTATATGTATTCACTACTGTGTCTGGATTGTATCTATAAGACATCTGAAAACTGATTGCAATACTTGCATCATCCGATGTAGCAACTTTGAAAGAATCATCATTCTCGCTACCTTCACGTTTATCCTTTGACATTACAAGAATCTCATTACTTGTTGAAAATTCTTTTACTTTTTTAAGTGGTGAAATAAAATGAATTCCTGGCTGTAATGTTTCTTTCTGTACTCCATCCTTGTAGTTATATACAATTCCTGTTTTACCAGTTTCAATAAGATCGCAAGATTTCACTCCAAAAGCTCCGCCTACGACTGCTACCGCTACAATTAACCCAACTAATCCTTTTTTCCCTTTTTTCCCTTTTTTCATATAAGTTATTCTTCTCCTCGTTTCATTTCTTCCTCTGCTTCTTTATTATCTTTGAGCATTTTCAGTCTAATCTTATTTGCAATCATCATTGATACACTACCAACAATTGTCACAATCAAAACTGCTAGAACTGCCCATCCTAAAAAGATTACCCACATATATATTCTTCACATCCTTTCTATTTGTTTTAGAACATTTATAACAAAGATGAGTCAAAAATAACAATGACCATCTTAGCCACACTTATTTATTCTCCATCTATAACCACATTTATCGGATATAAACGATCTTTGCAATATTCAAGAAAATCATCTGCTGTTAAATATTTCTTCATCTCATTTAAAGTCATATTCTCTACAACCTCTGTATCTAACGAATATGAAAAGCATGGATTTTCTTTGTATAATTTAAACCCCTCATGCTCACCGTCAGCCCAAGTTCCATAAAAGGAATCGATAATATTATCTATTTTTGAAACAGGATATCTTTTTTCATATAATAATTTTGCTTGCATTTCTGTTTCTGCATATATATACTTTTCTCTTCCTGTGACAGTATGGTGATAAATTTTATTTTTATATCTTGTCCTATTTATGAAAAGATCCGTCCATGAGTATTTTCTTTGGTGCGCATTGAATCCTTGTATCAATGTCACTTTATATATTTTCTTCATTACTGTATTCTCCAAATCTCTAACAAGCTGTCATTGTTTTCTTCTAAATGTTATAAAATTATTTATTATTTGCTGTCTGCTACAACAGTGTTTGCTCCCTGTGTAGTCACCTCTTGGTCGCATTTATTTATTCTCCATTCTTATAACGAATCACAATAACAGCTATGTCTTCATTTGGATATGAAACATTCAAAATTTTCCCATTAACTGTTTCACAAACTTTCGTTGTTCTATCCACGAATTCAGCGAAGTCTTCTTTAACCATTACATAATCGTGAAAGCCCATTGTTCCTTCATCTCTTTTATAGCTTTCCCTCTTTACCACAATTTGTTCTATTTTTTTCATTTGCACTCCTCTCATTATGAAATCCCGATTTCATTTTGTCTCTATACAGCCTGTTTATTTGCACCAAATCGTACCATTTTCATCCTGAATCTAACCAGCTCTTTTAATTGTGCGTCTGGATTCATAACATTCAAAATAAGGTCGTTTTATTGCATTTAAACCATCTGTATAGACGAAATTACCATCCAAGTTTTTTATCCTGTTGGTCACATGCGAAGCACTCCAATTTGATTTCACTGAGTTTTAAATACTCAATACTATCACTAATTTCATATTCTCCATCATCTTCTGAAAATACTTCACAAAAGCCAATGAGCAAATCTTTATTCGGAAGCTCTATCACTTCTTCGATAATCACTTTTTTGTATTCATTACACATATACAAAGATTCATCACTAAATTTATTCTCCACCTCATATGGGGTAAATAAACCGGGCTTCCTATATTCCAGAATCCGGTAGATTCTATCTCCGAAATCATGCAGCCAAGTTTCTAAATCTGTATTACATGTCATTAATAATCACTCTTTTCGAATGGAATTTCTGTATTATAGAAATCTCTTGTTACATAAACAGAATATATTTCATCTCCTTCAAATCGAAAAACAGAAACGAACAAATCTCCATAAGATACATACCAACTAAATTCATCTTTATTTTCTCTAAGAAAATCAATGCCATTCCGAATTTGTTTTGTGATCTCTTCATTTTTCAACTTCTTTGACACCTTCCAACTCCTTGTTTGTTCTATTGAAGTGTATAGGAAATTTAATATTATCCATCGTTAGATTGATCCCTTCAAGTTCGTCTACCATCGTTTCTCTTCCACAACAAGGACACTCAACAAATCTTGCACCAAGCCACCCAATATATGTATCTTCTTTTGTTAGCTCTAATTCCGAATTACAATAATCACAATGCGTATGAACTGTTTTTGGTTTTACTTCTACTTTTTTACTTATATTATTTTTGTTGTAATTATTTTTAACTATCTTAATTCCTGTTTTTCTTGGTATATCAGCATACCATTCATCGCTCATCAAAATTTTATACCTCTCTTCCCTTATATTCTCTAAACCCTATCCCAAGCCGTGTCCATCTTTTCGGAATTCACTTCATAAATAATTTCTTTCTCATCATAAGAATCGTAATCTTCTTTGCTTAATAGTTCCGTATAATTTCCTTCTTCATCTTCGATATAAATACAGCCATACCACTCTAAATCGCCCCATTCTTTCATTTCATCACTGTTTAGAATTATAGCTGAATTCAAATATTTCTTTTTTAATTCCCAGTATCTAAAATATTTTCTAAGTTCATCTTCTGAATGCGTACAACAATATTCTCCATCTATGTAAAAGCTTACAGATTTTTCAAGTACACCAATCTTACGCAATGTCTCTAACTCTTCTACTTTTAATCCGGCAATTGCTCCACTCCTAATACGATCTCCATTAATCACACATCTATAATTATCAGCCAACGCTCTATCGATTCTTTTCTTATCTTTATCTGAAATATCAAGCTTATTAATATCAGAGAAATATACTGCTCTTTTTAATTCTGGATATTTTTCTTCACGTTTTCTTTCAAGGATTTTTTCAAATTTAGATTCTTGTGGAAGTTCAATTCTATATTTAACTCTGTCCCACAACCATTTAAACTTTTCATAAGACATGTTCTCTACTTCTTCCGGAGTCAATTTCTCCTCAAGCAGTCTAATTTCATTATCAAGATTATGTATATCTTTTTTCAAATCTTCCATCTTATAGAGTTTGTCCATCAAAGTATTTAATGTTCCCATTTATTTCACCACCAAACTAGTTATTGCATTCCTTAACGCTTTTATATAATTTTCCAATTCCTCAAAATCATAGAAATTAATACCGGCAATTGTTTGTGGGAACGCTAATATATTCTCCACTTCCGGCTGTTCGTTGATTAATTCATCAACATATTTGATTCCACAAATGCCATTGCCGGGTCTTGTCTCGTTATAGAACTGATTTTGAAGTCTTTCTTTGCTTATGAAGCTCATATTTCATCACCCTTTTAAATCCATAAATGTCGGAACCATTTTGCAAATAATTGCAGTCCTTCACTAATTACAGCTTGTCTTCTCTTTCCTTCAGCAAGACACGAATTTCTAATTTTAGTTACATATTCGTCATCATACTTAGATTCAGCCCTTATATAATTATATTTAGGATCATCTAACCACCAATCATCCTGGCTAACCACATATTCAAAAGCAAGAATCATCTTATCTAAAGCTTCATCCCACTTTTCAGGTGTATCCATTTCTTCTATACCTGGATAACCAATATTTTCTTTCTTAAATTTTTTAAGCCTTGGAAGAACAAAATTTGCAATAGTAATATCAAGGCTCCACAAATCACTATACGGAATATACTTGCCATGTTTCTTTAACCATTTCTTACGTTGACGTTTTCTCATAGTTATATTCTCCTTATGTAAGTTCTCGGAAAGTAAATTTTTCTCCACAATCTCCACATTTTACAGTTCCAATAGTTCCGATAGTCGTTGGGTTAAATTCAAATGTATAACGACCGCCAATTGCTCCGCCAATTCTTTCATTACATTCAATCAGACCGTGAACTTCTCTATCATGCTTTTCTTTCCAAGTTTCAATAGCTTTCCATTCATCGTCTGTGATTGGGAATCCTCTATTATATTCTCGCTGCATTTTTTCTAATTCAGCTTTCATTTTTTGAAGTTCTTTTTCTTTATACTGAGAATCTGTAAGCTCTTTAATTTGATTTCGTAAGTTATTAATTGTTCTATTCTTACTATCGAATCTATATTGAAGCATTTTCATACACTTATCTACCGGTTCTACTTCTATGTATTTTCCATCAATAAACGTTCCATAACTTAAATTATCTAAATCCATCATACTGTTTTTTACCTCAATTCTCTGGATAAAATGTGAGTTTTTTATTATTCTTCAACTATATATTCAAATGATAATGGACATCCATCGCCTAAACATTCACATTCAAGCAGCTGGCAATCATATTCACCATATCCTGTATCATGTTCCCAATATACACATTTACAATATTCGCATTCTTCCCAATCATTGATATGATATTCTTCTATAACTTCTGCCATATCTAATTCCTTGCATCAGCAATACATTTGATATTGTTCTCAATCTGTTTATATGTTTCATTAGCTCCAAGGATATTAAGAACTGCATTTGATAACATATTCTTTGTGGATTGATCGAAAGTTTCTTTCATAGTTTTATTAACTTGTTTACGAATATCATCCATAAATCTATCAATATGTTTAGTAATCATTTCATCGAAATCAAACTGACGTTGAATATATTCTTCAAAAGTTACCTGCTCATAATCATCAGAATATGATCCAGATCGACCTTTCTTCTTTACTTTAAGTCGTTTTGATTCAAGCCTATCTTTTAATTCTTTCTTGATATATTGTTCTACTGTATATTCTTCTTCCTTTTCATTGTTCCAATAGTCTCCGCCAACTTTGATCTTAGTTGTTGAAATGTATTCGTCAACAAATCTCTGAAAATTATCACTAACTTTTTCAGCAATTATTTTTCTAGCAAGATCATCAATAGATTTTCTTACGCTTGTATCAACCTGTTCCTTTATAACAGTTTTAATATTATTTTCTAAAGTTTGTTCTACGATGTCTTCTAAATTTTCTAAATCAATTGTCGCCTTCATGCTTAATCTCCTATCTAAATACATCAAAAATGATTAATTTATAATCCGGTGCAAATTTATCTTCATCTTCAATTACACCAATTTCTTGCAGTCTTGAAAATTTTTCTAATACTTCCTCTTCTATTTCATCGAAATTACGGTCTTCTTCCTCGTCAAAATTATGAATTGAATATTGAATTGAATCTATATGTTCATATTCTCCAGACATAGCAAAAATATATCCAAGAAACAACTTATCTTCGCAATCGTCAAACAACTGAATTTCTCCGTTAACTTGATTACAAGTATAATCTTCCCATTCTTTAGACCATTTCCATTCATCATATTTTTCTGTTTCATGGTCAGTAAGATCATATCCTAAAATTACATAAGTCGATTTCTCCATACTCATATTTTTTCACCTCTCTTGTATATATTCTCTGAATGAAATGTTTCTTTCATCGGTTCTATATTCTTTATTTATTTTCATGTTACATATAGTTATTTTTTACGTTCAACATATAAATAACTATATCCACCTGCGTTACCAAGTGGTTGAGCAGTAAGACACATAGCAATATTGCTAGAATCATATACTCTATTTCCCTGTCTATATTGCTTGCCAAAATTTATTTCACCAATACCGCCAACTAACTGTGGCTTATCACCACAAGCAGAATTTATTCTTCCTGTGGATTCATAAAATTTCCAGAATTAATTCCTTTGTATAATCTATCCAACGCAGCTTCGAAAGCCCCAATACCTGAGAAAAAACTGCTTAATCTCAAATCATCAAAAAGATATGGCATAGCTTTATACAGTTCAACAAATATGTAATATAAAACATCTACTACAATTGAGTTTCCGGCTTGTTTGTACAATTGTGAATTTGAAATACCTACATTATAAGCAGCTTCAAAATTTTCATCTGAAAATCCCATAAGTCTAAAGCATTCTTTTGGAGTAAGTTTCCTAATTCGTAAATTATTTGTTACTGGTAAAATAGCTGTTTTAAAGCCTTCAGGTCTTGTTGTTAGTGTTGGTGAGTATCCTGATTTATTTACTCTTTTGTTAAATGCGTCAATTGTATCTCCATATTCTGTATCAGAATCATCAAACGTATCTAACGCTTGTCTAAAAAATCTTTCTTTAGGTTTGTTTTCAGCAGATTCAATTCTACACACCCCTGTTTCTGTGGCAGTTAAAGTCGGACAAATATTACCACCATCTTGCACTCTGCCACGCCTAGTTTTAGAATTTGGATATGATAAATCTGCAACACCACCAATTTCACATTCTATGTAACCTTTTTTAGTTGCTTGTGGAATTGCAACTGTTTTAATATCATTATCCAAAATCTGTTTCGGTTGTTTATAATCTGTTGCTACTAATGCACCCATTACGGAATCTTTCTGATATACCAAATCTCTTTGACCGATTGTTCTAAATTCTGGTTTTGTTGTGCCAATAATATTTTTTGTAAAAGTCTCATCAGTTAGCTTGAATCTATCTTGAACTTCTTTGCTAAGATAATATTTTTCATCAACAACATCTTCCAACATATCTTTCAATCTGATGCCGTTGTCAAATGGTTCGGGGAATTTAAATTTACCATTATCTAAATCTTTCTTGATAAAAATCAGATACACACGCTCTCTATTCTGTGGAATACCATAATTCTTTGCATTAAGTACCTTCCAATACACGTTATATCCGTATTCTTCTAATTCATCTGTGAACAATTTAAATGTTGTGTCTTTAAACTGTCTGCCTACAATATTTTTTACATTCTCATAAATTCCAAAATTCGGTTTGTTTGCTCTGATGACTCGCAAATATTCAACAAGCAATGATGATCTTGTCTTTTCAATATTTTCACTGTTACAATTTGGACACTTGCCACGTTCAGACCAATGTACTGTCAATGGATTATATTCATGTCCACATTCTTTGCAAGTCCAAACAGAACCCTTTTGTTTACCTGCTACAGAAAAATCTTGGCACGGACTACCTCCACAAATCATATTAAATGGTTTAAGTTTTGTTTCATCAACCTTTGTAATATCACCAAGATTCAATGATTCATCTACACCATGAATTGCACAGTATGATTTTGTTGCATACTTATCAAATTCACAGAAGTTTACCAATTTCCAATCTTTTTTGAATGAATTTATGCTTTCACATGGTAGTTGCAAATGCCTTGAAAGCAAGCGGTTTTAGAATATTAAGAAAGGTAGAACAGGTAAATTCTAGGATAAAGAGATTGCGCAATCCCCTATAAATAAGGGATTTTTATGAATAATAATAAAAGCATAATTTCTTCACTATATTTTCACTATTTCTTCAGCCCACTTAATATCCACTCTACTGTTGGCTCATTCCAACCATTACCCATCATGGAATAGCGTTTTGTATCACTCATTTTTCTTCCATTTAACACATCTGTATATCCATCCGGCAATCCTTGCAATCTTTCATATTCAACAGGTGTCAATTTCCGTGGTCTGCCATGATCCATGACAGATTTGATATGATATCCACCATTCACACAAGTCAAAGTACAACACTTAAACTCAGGATTATAAATTCGTCTAAGCATCTCCATCGTATTAACCTTTAACTCTGCACAAACACGTTTTTTCATATCAATGATTTCAAAATCTTTTTTATAGAAATATTTCTCATTTACATTATTCTCCATTACATCTTTCAAAACTAACGGAGATTCTTCCGGCAATTCACCAAGAGGAATGTTTGTCCAATAATATCTTTCTCTCGACTGTGCGCTAAAAATTGCGGAGTCAATAAGCAAAGGATCTACTCCAATACACTCTGTCATTGTGTTTAAATCCTCTTCTCTACTCGGTATTACATTTTCAAACATGAAATATTTGGGTTGAATCACCCTGAGAGCTTCTACTGCTCTAAAGAAAATCTTTGATTTACCATCAAGTCCTGTGTTGACTTCTTTACTTTCGATCCTGCATTTGCTTAATGACTGACAGCAGCTCCCGCAAAGTAACAAGTCAAATCCTTTGAATTGATCAAAATCCGCTTTATATAAATCTCCATGATGTACCACAAACGGAAAATGGTACTGAGAAACTGCAATAGCTTCAGGCAGAATCTCATATGTATGATACTCTTTCACCGGAATGCCCAACTTTTGTAAAGCATATAATCAAGTTTCTACTCCTCCACATAGACTTAATACTCTAAGCCCATCAGTGGAAGTTTTTCTTTCATTCGGCAGTCATGAATGCTGCATGAAAGAAGTAAATAATTAATTACATATGGAAGAAAAGTAGAGTAATTCTAGATAAGATGCTTACGTAAGCCTTGAAAAATAAGGCAATTTGAGCAATATAAATGAAAGAAAAATTTCTTAACCTAACAAAGCTGCGATATCATCAATCTCAAGTTCTGTTTTCTTATCTTCAGAAAGAAGCTTGTCCAATTTTGCTTCCATCCTTTTAAGATTTGCAATTTCATTTTTCACATTTAATACTTCCATCTTATTTTTTATATCTGAAATCCAGTCATCTATACTGTATCCGGATAATTCTAAATCAGAAATTCCAAGATCATCTGCTGCCATCTTATATGAATGCAATCTTACTAGCATTATTTTTAAACTAATCTCATCGAAAGTATTCAAATTGTAGGTTCCACCCAATAATAAAATACAGTTTGTAATAGGCACAAATCTTGTATTTTTGCCGGATAACTCCAACTTCTTTTTCTCAATCTTTTCTTTCAGTTCTAAGATTCTATCATCATTCTTACTCATCTTGTAATTCGTATACCTTTCTATATTTTCTTCTATTTGACAAATACTTTTGAATACATTTTGGTTTGACAATATCGTAAATATCCTCTAAAATTACATGCTCAAATATTGTCTTATAGTAACCAACTCTATATCCACTACAATAAAAATCTTCTTCGTTCTCACTATAAACTTTTACATCATATTTACCAGTATTCTCTCCCCAGCACTCATCAGCCAAATATGATTTATACTTTCCATCGTAATTGCTAATAAATTTGAAACTATGATAACTTATTCTATCATCGTATTTATGATATCCCAGTTTTAGAAACTGGTCATATGAAATATCAATTATTTCATCTTTCGTATCATCAATCTGAGAGAAATTAGGACAAGATTCCATTCGATCATAAATTTCAGAATATTTTTCCGTACATTTATCATCAATACATGTAATAAGCTTGTTCTTAGGAACACTTTTTATCCGTTCGTATCTGTATCCATCTTTATTTACAATGGCAAACCAATACATCTTGCCATACGGAAAATTATTAATATACTTATGCTTTATTGGATATCTACAACCATAATGATGTATTAATTCTATTGGAACATCTCTGTAATTCTTGCTCTTATGAATTTCTCCGTTTTCTTTCCACTCATATCCTCCTCCATATGTTTCGAATCGCCCCATATAAATCCATTGCTCGTCGTCCTTTGTTAAATACGTAGCTCCAAGAACTAAATCTTTCGCTTTAATACATTCATTGTTATGCACAATTTTATTAAATTCTGCTATCTGTTTGTAATCAGGTGACTTTACTGGCATAAGAACTAAATCTTTTCCACTCCATCCATATATAAATTCACCTTCCAGACCTTTTCCTTTATAGCAATTAGCATTTGCCAAAATATAAAGCAGATTCTCAATTGTGATTTCGAATTCAAAACCCCTAGGGTCGTATACTCTACAATACGCCTGTCTATGATCCCAACCAGTAGAATAGTCTCCGGCTTTTTTATTCAGTACGAACCCTTCCGTTGGCTCATTATCAAATTCATCATTTGGTATATCTTCATCACGCCAACCATTCCACGATTTTTCTTTCCGAAGAACGCCTTTCTCATCATAGTAAATTATGTATGCAAGCTTCCCTGTATATGTTCCGGAGCGATTTTGATATCCTACATTAATCTTTTTTGGAATAAATATATTACTTTTCAAACATTCTTCACCTCTATTCAATTGTCATTTTTTTGAAATTTTGAGCGAATTGCTCTAAGATTTTATTCTCAACATATAAAAGGATATGTCTTAGATCTATTGTCTTCAACAGAAATTCTATATCTTGATGTGCAATAATATATATTTTTATCTTTCGCCAACGATTTAAAATTATTAGCAAATACATCCAATATACTTTCGCACTCTTGGCATATATATTTCTTTGTCTTTACCACATTCCCATTGTCTTTGCGTTTTGGTAGGTAATACTTCTTTGTTTTTGCTTTATTACCGCAAATATCACAATATTCTTTAATCATCTTATATTTCACCTCCCATTGAAAGCGGAATTTCTTCCACTATTTATACTCATAACACTCTTTCTTGTTGTCGAAAAACTTCAATACGTCTTTTTTATTTATCCATTTTCTGCTGCCATTTTTGCATTTTATTGTACACGTTCCTTCTAAAGAAACAGACTGTATTTGACCATGCATAATTGGTTCCATACCATGCCAACGAAAAGCAACCCATTTATCTACAAGACTGGATCTATCTTTAAAAACTTTGTACCCATGACACTCTAAGAATTCTATCGCTTCTGATATTTGCTGTTTAGTTGCTAATTTCATATATTTATTCTCCACTTCTAGTGTTCCATGCTAAAATAGCCTGTGTAAATCCATTCCTACCATCTGAAACCAAATGCTTTTCTCCAAAATAATTTGTATGAAAGCCACCAATAGCATAATCAGTTCTTTCATCATAAAATGTCTTTGTTCGTGCTTCACATCTTGGACAATACACATACGCACTATTAGCTCCAGATTCTATAAGAGCATACGATCCACAAAACGGACATTTTTTCAAAGTAGTATTTACTTCTAAATTTGCATTACTCATTGTTATTCTCCTTGGTCTTTATCTCTACTTCTACTACTCTTTTCTTTACGTTATCCCATGACTCAAGCTTAAAATCTTCTATAGAAATTATTCTTGGAAATAACTGCGGATACACAATCATTCGTTTAATATCATTTGAAATATCTTCATCAATCAAACAACCATTTGTTTTATTTCCCTTACTCGAATCATTTGCGACAATAATTTTCAATCTACTACCATTAGGAAACTCAATAAAAGTTTGATATTGGTTGAATACATATCGAATATTTTTTATTGGAAACGAATTATCGAAAATATCATCCAAAATATTTTTAACACAACTTATTTTATCTTTGGATGATACATAAACCGCTGCACGAAAATTATCCATAACATGACAATATGACAACTGTTTTTCTAACTCGTATTTTAAATTACTCATCTTCTATCTCCGAAGAAACAGATTTTTCGTCCGGTAACGTATAAAGCCGTCCAATATAATTGTCTTCATCAACGTCTCTAAATAATACGCCTAATTCACCCTCATGCCTATCTTCTCCAACCCTTATGATATATCCTTTTTTCATTAGAATTCTTATAGTGCCTTCAGATAATCCCTTATACCATTTTCCAACAAATGTAGGATCAACTACACCATATTCGATATTAATTTTTATCTCTTTTGTTATCATTTTTGCAGTATTTCTATCAGAATATTTTCTAGAAAAATACTTTCTCATTTTTTCTGCACTAATCATTTTTACTCACTCCAATCTAACTTTTGTCCACATTTAGGGCAATATTGTTCCAATGTAGATACAAGTTGTCCATTACCACAGCGAGGACAATCACCTTTAATTGCATATGGTTTATCATTTAAATCATACAAAATGCGTCTGCACTTAACCTTTTCTCCATTTGAGTCTTCCACTCCAATTAAATCTCTAAACATTGCGAATCCACAAAACATTGTATTCATCTCGTCGCAACTGCCATTCATACAAATATCATTTGCTACGTCTGACGCTGCAATTCCACAATTAAAATAGAAGTTATTATCGTGATCGTAAGCCTTTAATCTTAATTCTAAGTCTTCTATTGGAGTATCTTTATCTACTTTCATACTTTCTGTAATAATTCTATCTGCTTCTCTCACCATCTCATCATAAGACCATCTAGGATTTCCCATAATCTTTCACCTCCACGAAAATAATATTTCTATCTAATTACAATCAACGCATACCAAGTTAATACAATCTGAATAATATGAAATAACTGATCATGAATCAGATTAATATATTTTTTATTTGCTTTGAAATTATCAATAATACTATGAGCAATCCAATTTGAAACAAAAAATAAGAAATAATCAATTGGGATATTTTGACTACACATATAATTAAATACTGCCGGAATCAACATGATCATAAATGTCCAACTAAATGCATGTTCACATAAAGCCATAATATAATCGTGCGAATATAATTTATCCGGTGAATTCTTTTCCCACCAAGATTTTTGTTTTGCTGATGCCAGCCAACCTTGTAAATAATAATCGTCTACAAGATGTAAAAATAACATTCCTAATAACAAAAAAAATTTGAACTCCATATTCCTATCTCCTACCAATCATTTCTAAAAACAACATATTCCTTATTCCAATCAATTTTTAAATCTTTTAATGAATTATACACATCTATATAAGTGTGTGCCATATTATCACTCAACCGTTTTATTGCGATATCATATAACGTTGTAGTTTTTACTTTATTCTCAATCCATTTTACGAAGTCTTCATAAATATTTTTTGTGACAATTCTTGCTTCATCGTTCCCAAGAGGCTTTTTTATGAAGTATTCTTCAAAAATATCTTCATTGAACCAATCTGCTACAATTGATATTTCGTCTTTTGGGATGTCATAATTTTCTGGATATTCCCACATATACAAATAATTTTCGTATAGCTCTGAGAAAGAATACGCAACCAATAGATGTTTTACTTTTTCGACTGCCTTCTTTTTTACAATAATTATGCCACCGTCATATCCCATGCAAATTCACCTCCATAAAAGTAATATTTCTAATGAATAAATTTGATTTTTTGTCCACAATGTGAACAATAAGCAGTTCCTTCGAACATAATGAAATCTAATTCATTTTTGCATGTAGGACACGTTGAGATCTCTTCGTCAAATATATTTACAGGTCTTGATACTTGCTTTGCAAGAGCATTATAAATTTCCCAAGATTTTCTCTTATCAATTGTAATAGTACAATCAATATTTGCATCTCTAGTTGATTTAATATATCTCATAACTCTTTCTATTTCATTCATATACAACCTCCTACATATCTCCACCGCAAAGACATACGAAACAACTACAGTCCATACATTCTCCATGTCCTGTTTCCATACATTCTATTGCATTGCTACATAAATCTTTATCTTCCGGTACTTTTGCTACAAAGTATCCATTGTTTTTCAATAGTTTAATTGCTTCTTTAATATTATTCTCCATATATCCACCTCCAATGAAAGAACACTTTCGTTACTTTGCCTATTTTTTTTAAAACATAACATCCTTAATCTCTTTCCATGTTTTAGGACAATAATTGATCCAATCCATCATTGCACCAACATTATAAGCATATGGAAGGTTTTTGAATTTTTTCACTTCTTTATTCTCCATATTCAATTGTCTTACTTTATATCTGAGCTTTTCCAGAGATTCCTGATAGATAGCATCATCGAAATTGCCATGTGTATGACCATAGAGAAGAACTGTATCTTTATAACAACCATTCCACGAAAAGATAGGATAATGTGAAAGCATAAGTTTTTGATTGATGCCATTGTAATTATCAGTAAGTTTAAAATAATCAACCACAGTTTCAAATAACTGTTTTACCCTATAATCTTTCAATCCTGACTCGTCATGATTTCCGACCACTAAAATTTTTTTAGATTTGAGTCTTGAAATGACAGAACATAAATATTCATTATCCTTATTATTGCCACATCTACCAATATCACCTAAAATGAATGTTGTATCATTATTATTAACAACTGAATTCCAGTTCTTAACAAGAATCTCATCATGTTCTAATGTGCGATTGTCGAAAGAATTTGTGCAACCGATATGCAAATCTGCAATATATCTATACATTCCTGTCTCCTAAAATTGTTTTTAAACAGTCATTCCAGCCTTTTACATCTCCATTGAAAAATTCTTCACCATATTTTCTTCTTTCCGGTAATTCTTTTAATGGACACCAATCTGGTTTGCCCTGACAATAACCGCCATCACACTCAATATCTCTGCACAAACCTTTATCATTTTCATCAGACATAACAGAACAACAGGCGTTAATACCTTCATCCAATTCAAAACAAAACATACAGTCTAAACATGTTTCTGGCGTGTCTAAAATTAACATTGCTTTACTCATCTTATGCTCCTAATATATTTCTTCTATATTCCTTCCCTGAAATTTTGCCTTGTTTCATATCAATATATTCTCCAAGATGGTCATCATACAAATCCATATGAGTATCAGATAAGTATTCTCTGATTTTTTCAATAGCATCTTTCTTCTCAATATGCCATTTACTTTCTTCCACAAGAGTTTCACTAATCATAAAACAAGCATCATAATATTGTTCAATAATATAAATAAGCTGTTCTTTTGAAAGTTTTGATAAATTTTCTTTGATATATATACTTGCCATAACCATTCTCTCCTAAAACCAACTAAATTCACCGGCAATTAACATCTTCTCAAGATTATGCGCCTGTCGAATTTCACGCTCCGTTCCTTCACATTCACCTTTTGTAATCTCATGCACTTCACCATTTGTATGCACAAAAATTCTGCCGAACTCAAACTGGCAAAAATGTGGCTGCGTAGTATGAATCACTTCTTGCTCCGCATCGATCATCACTCTAGTTTCTGCGTATGTAGTACAAAGATAGGCTGTGTTTTCAAACTCATCAAATCCTACCTTGTCCATCCAAATATGTACTTCTCTTTCTGTCATCTTATACTCTCCCGTTTTTATATAATTTTTATTATTTTACATATCACTAAAATGATCATAAAAGTAAACAACTCGAATATTATTCCACATACAATTGAGATTAGAAATGACTCTACAGTACTTCCTCCCTCTAGTATGCAATAAATAAATATAATGAGCGCTGTTGATAGAAATAATAATATGCATAGTTCTAATATAATAAGGTTCATCTTTTTCTATCTTTCCAAATCAGTTCTTCGATATGATTCTCTACCGCCTGATATGCATCCAGTCTGTTTTCCCATTTAATTATCCTTTTCTTGGCTTTTTCAATAATAAATTGCTCATCGTCTTCAATACATTCTTTTTCTGCTACCGCTAAAAAGGTTTTTTCTTTTTCTAGATTTTCTTCGCATAAGTTGCATTGTTTATCTATCCAATTCAGAAGATCAAACAAATCTTTGTTCTTACTCATGCTATTCTCCCTCTTAATAATTCTGGATTATCGAAAATATTTCCTACAATTTTAATGTCTTCCAAACACGGTAAATATCCAAATTCTGTTCCGTAATTTTCTTTGCCGTTTGTCGCTTTAAAACCAAGTTCTTCTTTATCCCAAACTATTTGCCATGCGTACTCTTCGCAATCAATCGTAGTACAATGAATAATATCGTTCTCCCAAATCATTTCTTTGTTTTTGTCTTCAAATCCAACACATTGACAAATTGTATCCGGGTCGATTTCATACTGCAACATCTGATTAGGCAACTCCCAATCTGTCATTATTTCATGTAATATGTAATGATGTACCGGAACAGGAGAACAATCACCAATCGGACAATGTGTTGTTTCTGCCATTTTGTAATAATAGCCAGTTACCCATTCTCTAGTTCTAAGCGTCTTTGCTTTTATCATATATCTATTTATATTCATCTTTTTCACCTAATCAACAATTTCAATCTTTTCGCCCACAAAATGTTTTAGTTTTTCATTTAAATCCTTTGGATATTTTTTCACAACATAATATTCAGTATCCACTAATACTTTTGTGATAACATTATCATCATCAAACCAAACTCCACCGATTGTTCCGCCTAGAATTCTTATTGCAAGAATCTTGTCCTTTATCATGGAATCGTCAGCTAATATATAATGTTTCCAATGTTGGTCTTGTGGTAATCCAATAATAGAGTCTAATTCTCTTGTTAAATCACAATAATATTCCTGTAAGTTTGAATATCTTGTATTCGCATATTTATTCTTTAATAGCATATTCTCCTCCATTGAAACACGACTTTCATCTGTTTTTATTTATTATTCTGGAATTACAATATCGAAAATTTCTTCCTCATTTTTTATATTATCTTCCATCCAGGATACCAAAAACCCTTTATTTTCAAGGTTTTTAAACTCTTCGTCTGTATAAAAGTATCTACTTAGCTTAATTTTGATGATTTTATCATCTTTTTTGATTATTTCTTGAAAATTTATAAAAATCACCACCCAATGAAACCAACATTTCATTAATTATTTATTTATTCTATATATATCATTATGTGTCTCGCCATCTGAAAAATAGATGTCCCAATCGTCAAATAGGCTCTTAATTCTTTTTTTACTCATGGAGTATTCATTTATATGTGTAAACACAATAGATTTTTTTTGTCCAAAACCTTCAACATCTTTTATACATCTATCGTATAATTGATCTAAATCGAGCAAGCCATATCTCAAAGTATCTTGATGTGGATTTGGAACATTAGTCTTATCATACATTCTTTGATTAATCAACGATTTATCACATTCAGATGGAAATTGTCCTGCTCCATGCCTTGTTAAATATGTCCTTGACGCATAACATGTCTCAATGTTAATATCATCGTCCCATTTCACATTTTCAATTATTTTCTTTGGATTTTTTATTCCTGTGTTAGAAGGTGTAAGATGTGGATAATATTTTAGATTATTTTGATCAAGTAAAAGACCTTGTGCAGCTTCAAATACTATACTCTCGTACTCATTGAGAAAACATTCATCAGAAATCATTGTTGCTACTTCGTTCATAAAATCCCAATCTTCTAAATAATGATCGTAAATTCCTGAATCATTGAACAAATCTTCCCATTTCTTAGTTAAGACAATTCCTTCTCTGTCGAAAATCTTTAAGTAATAATCTCGGATATAATCGGAGACATACAAAGTAGTTACTCCGGCTTTATATCTTTTTATTGTCTCATAAATTCCAAGACCACAACTTCCATGCTTATTCTTTCCACGTTTCTCTTCTATAATTTGATTAGCCATCATATCATATGGAGTTGTTACCATACAATGTTGATTTATATAAATGTTCGGACAATAGCCTAGTTGTTTTAATTCATTGTATTCTTGCTTAAAAACAATCGGATTGCAAATAAAATCTTCTGAGAGATATGTATCCGCTTGATTGAAAGTCCCTGAACCAAAATGATGAAAGACATGTCTGGCTCCATCTGATGTAACAACTGTATGTCCTCTTTGAGCACCACCATTCGAACAAACAACAATACTATTAGGTTTTTGCGAGAAATAATCTGTCATAAGACCTTTGCCTTCGTCTCCCCAATTTGCACCAATTACAATCTTAATGTCCTTCATCTTTTTGTTCTCCTATCTTACCAAGTGATTTCTCCGTTATTATCTGATGTATTACTTATTACTGTATCATTCTTTGCTTCATTGATGATAATATTTACAATCTCATTCGTAATATTATCAATAGTTACTCTTTTAAAATGAGTGTTATCAAGGTACTTCTTATAAGACTCTTCAATATCATCATCATCTCCGCTCCATATATTCCATCTATAACCATGTTTCACATCTAAATGGTATATATTAAATTTCTTAGAAACTTCTTCGTACAAGTCCTTTGTTTCCACATCCGACTGAAGATTGTCTCCAGTTGCTTCAATAAGACCACTTCTCACACCTCTTAATGGAAGATATGGATTAAGTTGTTCGTCTCCAATAGTAATAATAATTCCTTTTCTTCCACGGTTTATACAATCAAGTTTTGTATGGCGTGAGCCAAAGTACCACGCAGCGGTATATGATTCATAACTATTACCGCCACCACCAAATTCAAAGTAAATTTTATCTAATTGTTCTGCTATGCGAATATCTGATTCAAACTGCGAAACCTGAATAGGACATCTGTCATAAGCCAAATCACCAATTCCCATTATCATAAATTCCACATCTGAAATTTCCTCATACAATTTTGTCATAATCACATTTAATTTTTTCGCAATTTCCACTGCTACATCTCCCATACTTCCAGTTACATCTAAAGCTAAAATAACTGGCAATGTATTTGGGTGTTCGTCAGAATCACAACACTCTCTAATTACGTTCCTTGGATCAAGAGCTGGATCAATTGTTCTTGCTTTAAACATTTCCTGATTGTTGCAATCCGAATCAATAATACCTGATTTAGAAACAGATCTTCCTACTGATTTTGAATAACTTTTAAAACTATCACTTGTCCATGAACCACATCCCATACTATGCGTCCTCCTCTTCTGTATTCTCTACTTCATCTTCATCGTTCATATCGAAATCAAACATTCCGTCAAACATATCTCCCATATTACCTCCCATCATCATAAACGGTAACATTGCGCTCATACCATTATTTGCACCAATCATACCAGTTGCATTTCCGTCGTTGCCCTTCATCATCTGAGAAAGCATCATATATTTAAAAATATTATTTGTACCTTTCTTGCCTTTCACAGCGTCATTTCCAAACATTGATACAATTTTTCCATAGAAATATGTATTCCCCATAAATACATGTCTTTCAGGAAGAATCGTTTCGATTGTAGAATCTTCATAATTGATAACAGTAATCTTATTTTCTTCTACTTCCATAACGCATTTTGGCTTTCTTCCGGTTCCATCATTTGCAAGAATAATATCTCCTTTAGACACTTTGTTTGTTGGAATAACAAAGAAGAATTCCTCTCCAAGATCGAATACAAAATTATTACAATTTGTAAGTCTACCAGTTTTTACATTATAAGTTTTATACCCATTAGAAGTTTTAACTGCAATATTCCCATTCATCGACAGTCTACACATTCCACTTCCTACTTTTCCAAACATTCCATTTAATAAATTATTCATCATATTTTTATCTCCTTTTTGTTTTATATATTTCTCCTCATGAAAGCAACGTTTAGTTACTTATTTTTCGTTCTAACATCAATGCCAAGAACAATAGGCTCATGCTTGTTTACAATAAACTCAATAGTTGGGTCTTTCGAATGCCATCCTGCTGCCCTAGCATCGTCTATTAACTCTACGGTTTCATATCCTTCTTTTTTTTTGCTCTTGTAAAAATTTTATAAGCTTGTTAATATTACAACTGATCGCCATAACCAAGTTCCTCTTTTAATTTCTGAATACACTGATTCGAAGTCAAAACAACTTCTCCCGGAAGCAATACAATACTGCCATCATACTTCGAAATAAATTCTTCTACCTTATTCTTATATTCTCTTAGTTCTCGAAGCTCTTTAATGGAATTTTTTATATAATCATCCACACTATCATAAAAAGTAACTCCAGTATCAGTAGATATTGATTTAATATGTTCATTTACAGAATTTGTTTCTTCTTGTGTAGCATCACGCATATATATCATCTCTTATCCCTCCAAATAGAAATTATCCATAACAACCAATGGAAAGTTATCACCAACCCATATTCCGGATCATTATCTTTACCACTTTCATAATCAAGGTATAACGATGGCAATATTCCAAACTTAATTTGAAAATAATTGGTATCTTTATTATGATAAACTGATGTCTTGAATCTTAAATGCGTCCTTCTTTTCCTTTTCACTGTTTTATTCTCCTATCGAATGTATTGCCATGTAGATTCGAAAATCATGTCATATAAATAAGACACAATCATCTGAAAACGAACACCTTTCATTCCAGTCAATTCAACATCATTGTCTACTGCGTCTATCATATAAAGTACAAAATCTCGCACACCTTTTCTTGTAATTGAAATATTGTGACGAATATGCATATTAATGAAATCTACTAATCCGTCTGTATTTGTATCCATAACACATTCAAATTTTTGCTCATAATCTTTACCCGAAGCATTTTCTATACTTTCATCAAATATCGTCTCGAAAATAAAATCCCAAAATTCTTCTTTTGAGAATTTATTCTTAATTTCTTCTGCTGTAATCTCATCTAACATTTATCTCACCTCGCTTGAAACTGCCGTTTAGTTACCATTAAAAGATTGGAAATCGCACTTCCACATCATATGGACTAAGACATAACAAATGCCTGAAAACACTTAATTCTTTAGTCATTTCTTCTTTCTCTTTATCGTTTAAATCAATAATCTTGTTGACCTCGTTTTCTATACCACGACAAAGCATTTCTGCTCGCCAGAGCGTTTTACTCTCTTCTTCGGTTAATCTAATTGTTTTTTGTTCTACTTTCATATATATCTCTCCTAAAATATTCCATCACTTTTGTAGTCATCAACTCAAATATTTTGCAGTCAGATACGCCAGCACTAAAGTTATATACAGAGGACATACAACATAACAGAATTTGTATTCTGCATCTTTTTTATTTGATATAATTTCTGCTAGTCCATCTATGAAATATATAAGAGAAATACCCATTGCCAAAGCTACTATTTGTTTTTCCATATAAATCCTCGTCATTGTTCTAACTTTATTACTTCTTCAGCTAAATCAATATAATTGTCAATAATGTCTAATATTTTATCCAGATTTTCTTGCTTAATTGCTGTCTCAATATGAGCATCCAAATAATTAGTTATTAAACTATCTTCGTCTTCTTGTCCATAGATCATATTTTATTCCTCACAAAATATCGGTTTCATCAACTTAAATAATTCCGAGTGTTTCATCTTCATACCTACACGCTTTTGCTTTTGTGAACATATCTACATATTCCGACAAATTAAACATTCCAATCGTACATTGAGAAATCATATACATAATTCTTCTATACATAACATCCGCAAACAATTGGTTATTTTCATTTAACAATACATCCATAAAAAGAAATCTTGCTTTATCTGGATCTCTATTTATAATTTCCAACGCTAATGATTTCAGAAACAAATGCAACGCAAATGGAATATCCATAACAATGTCGTCGCATCCTAAATAATGTTTATGATAATAAGCGTTCATTGCTTCTAATTCATCATCATATAATTTCTTATTGTACCAACCTTTGCAAATTAGGTAGATATCTGTCAATTGTTTATTCTCCACCATCTCTTTTAACTCCAAACAATTCACACAAATCGCTACTCAGATTTATTATTTTAAAGAATCTATGAGCAATTTCTTCATTCATATGGGCTTCGCAGAGTGCTTCGGCTACTTTTGGGTGTTCACTACAATCCACAAATTCTTTATAAGCATCAATCATTTCTTCCCAAATTCCAATTGCTTCTCCTGCAATCAAACTTTTCTGTCGGCTTCTATAACATTTCTGCAACTTATCATTTGGCATACCACAGAATAAATTTCGTGATACGTAATTTTTAAATATTCCCATACTTATTCACCAACCTCTGATACATCAAGTCCTAACTTTTTCATCGCTCTTTCCAGTACAACTTTCTCAAGTTTTCCCTGCACTCGATCCTGAACTCTGTCAATTGTGTCATCCATAAGACGTTCAACAATATCATCCGGATTAATAAGATATTCACGATAATCATGCATATCATCTCTGACTTGTTCCACAATCACATCTACAATACGTTTTTTCATATCTTCCACATTCTCTTTGCCAAGAAATTGTAACAACGGATTGTCGATGTTTGCTTCTTCGATTTTATCTTCTATTGATTTGCTACTCATTTTATTCTCCTTTTATCTTTGCGTAGAAATCACAATATGTTGAATCAAAGTAATCATCTATTCTGTCCAAGAACCACGGCTGATTTAGAATGTCATTCTTCTTATCATATTGTTTCCAGTTCCAACCGCCCATTCTCGAATGAATATATAAGACATTCTCCACACCGGCATATTTGTTCCAAAGATCATACTGCTTTTGAATCTTTTTCTTTTGTTTTTTAATCTCAAATTTTAGAATCTTACGTTTCCACCCATGAATTCTATCCCATCGAATTCCAATATATTCTGGATATTTACTATCTTTGTCTTTAATGAGATAATAATTTTCTAGGATATTTGTCCATGAACTATATTCATGGTATTCTGGGTTTGCCCTCCAGAATGGAACTGCTTCACATAATCCTTTTGCTACATCAATGACAGATTTGTTTTGAATTTCTTTTATCTCTTCTTTAGATAACGGCTCCTCGTTCTCCATTAATCTATAACCACGGATACGTGGAATTTCAATCCCATTGTCTTTTGCAATTTTATCCAATTCTTCTATATTCATGTATGCTCCAAGATCCATTCAATACACCTCCTGAAATTTCGATTTCATAAGTTTATCTATTAATTCTCCAATCTCTTCGATCTTCTTTACATACCAGCTATGTGGAACTTCAAATTTCTGAAGATACACCGGTACTTCTCCAATCGCATTAAAATAAGCCATGCGAAGATCCATTTCCTTATCAGTTCCATAGTTTTCTACTGGTAGTACATATTCAACTTCTTTGTTACTTCTACATTTCCAGACCTCTTTAATTTGATTCTCTACACCGGAATCACAATATTCGTAATACAACTCTGGAGCCATAAAAACAAGGTTTAACTTTGTCTCTGGCACAATTTCATGTACCCTAACATCTACATAATATTTCATTACTTCCACCCATATTCTTTCTTCGTCTGTTTAAATTTTTTCATAAATAACTTTAATTCTTTATATGTAAGTCTTGCTGGTTCCTCTGATATTCCTGGAATTGATGAATATGAAGCAAATTGATTATGGAGTATTTTTACAACTTTATATTTAGTATAAATGTGAACCGATGCAATCTTTTTGTATACGACTCCATAGTCATCTTTCTTATCCAGTAACCATCCATTCTCTTTGAGTTTTTCGTCCAATTTTCTATTCCATATCATCTTTGTCACCGCCAAATCCAACAAAATTTGTCAAGGTAATCAACCCTGGAATCAATAATACCCATGCATTATCGGCATTTTGATTAATAATCATAGACTCAATCACTACTAAAGCCGTACAAATCCAAGCCGACATCAAAACCTTACTAGAATCTTTCATACTCTCACCTCATTTTTTAAATATGGCGATCTATTTCAGACCGCCATATATTGTGTATTATTCTGTTTCCGCAACGATTCTCTCTTCTTTTACAGCTTTCATAGCTCTCAGATATGCTTCTGCCTGAATCTGAATCTTTTCTTCGCGCTCTTTTTCTTTCTGAAGTCTCTTCTTCTCAGCACGACGATCCATCTGTCTCTGTTTGCGCTCCCATCTTTTCTGTTTACGAGCTTCGAGTAATGCTTCATATTCCGCATTTTCTTTTTCAAGTTCTTTCATTGCAGCAAGTAATTTTTTAGCTTTCTCTACCTTATCAACGTAGCATCTCTCAAACTTAAGCTCTCCTGCTTTCTTTTCAATACCTTCGGATGTATATTTCTTCCCATAATCACATTTCGCTAATGCAAGGTATAATGCGTATTCCATAGAAAATTTGTCTCTTTCGTCACACACAATCTTTCCTTCATATCCAAAAATTGTAGCTACGCCTTCTTTAATTTTAATATTTAAAATCTTTTCTGGGACTACCTCTTCGATTTTTTCAAATCCAGATTCTCTTTTATAATAATTAATCTTCTTCTGAATCTTCTCAACTCGCTTCAGATGATCTTCATCCTTCGGATGTACTTTCTTCTTTTTAATTTCTGTTTCAATATTTTTCTTTACCATTTCTTTTGTCTCCTCTGCTGTTATTTTAATTTCTCCTTTTGGAATCTTTGTAAATGTGTCTAACATATCATTATGTTTTGGATACTTTGGCAAAATACTTTTAAAAACTTTGTCGCAAGCCTCTTGAAGATCTTTAGTGATTTTATCAGCACAGCTATAATACATATTCTCAAACATATCGTCTGTCCAGAAGAAACCGCAATCATCTTCCTCAATAAAATATCTAGTATCTCTACAAGTTAACTTATGAATTGTCACAACAGAACCGCAATATTTCCTCATATCTTTTACAAAAGTGCAACTTGGAATATCTATGTCTTTCCTATTATATAAGCCAAATTCTTTAACCATGTCGTCCCATTGTCTGACACGCACTTTATCTCCTACTTTATACTTCATTATGTATGTACCTCCTATTTTTATATACTATATATTGTATTTCATATTTTATTCGCCACTATATATTGATTAGTTTTGCCGTTGAAACATGCTTTTCATCGTGTTGATAATAGTGTGGTTAGTTATGAAACCAACCACACCACATATTATTAATTCAAATCTGCGAGTAATTTGTCTAAATCTTCATCAGACATATTTTCAAGAGCCTCATCTTGTCTTTTCGCTTTGATTTCAAGAATACGCTGTCTCTTTTCTTTGTTCTTTTTTTCATTCTCTCTTGCTTCTTTTTCTGCTAATTTTTTGTTGACGATATATTTGATAATCTCAATTTTATTGGTCAGTTCTTCATCTTCTTTAGTCTTTGCATTTAGAAGACTTTCTTCATCTGACTTCTTTACTTCAGCATTGAGAGTCTTAAATACAGAATCTAGATTTGTGAGAGATAAATTCCATAAATCGATCACATTAATCATTCCTTTGAATGGAAATAAATAGTTCTCTCTTGTTGCTACTTCAAATAAATTTACTTCACTCATGTTTATATTCTCCTTTAATTAAAATTTAATCTTCATCACACGCTCTGTCGCACCCTTGACTTTTACAATCAAATCTGCTCTTTTTGTCATAGAGAATCCGATTCCAGAAAGTTGATCTTCTGTGTCTTCTACATGACATTTCGCTCCAAGAGCCTCAAATACTCTTTTATGTTTCTGTAAATCCTGTTTTAAAAATTCATTATAGAACCCATTTGGTTCTTCAGTATTTACACAATCTTTTAAGAAAAAGAACAGATGCCTATGTCCAATTCCGTCCTGACCATCAAAATAATTCGGGCTATAACTAATGACAGAAACGGGAACAAATTTATTTGTATTCACACCCCAAACTTCATGACTTGAAATTGAAGAATTTACAGCAAGTTTCTCTTTGATAGAAAAATTACCATCTTTGCCAAGTGTCACTTCTGCAACTTGTACATTTTCTCCACTTCTCATAGATTTGTTATAATCAAATTTATATAACTCTCCATTAAATTCAATTTCTGCTCTGAATCCTTTCCTAACAGATCCGCTAAACTGATTTACAAAAAACTTATACACACCCGGTTTCATTTTTGATAAATCAGACCAAGTAATATTTTCTACAGCCACACGACCACAAGGATTAATTACGTCAACATCTAACTCTCCTGTCATCTTAGATGGACGTGGTTTTCTACAATTACCGAAATAAATATGATTCTTGTCTGGCTCGATACAATGTGCATCAAGATCACAGTTATCTCGTCCGTCTTCGTTCCACTGAATAGAGAATCTTAATACCCCTTCTACATTTCCACCGGCTGCCTTTACTTTCTGTTTCATGTCAGAATCGGTAATATTACCTGTGTATGCCCAGCTAAGTCTATTTCCCCATTTAAACATCGGTTTAGAGTTTGGATTCACAGGAGCAATCATAGATACAAAATTCTTTTCATGCTTATTCTCTACATATGCTTCGACTTCTTTTGCAGTTGGAAGTACCTTATCAATAAAATCTTGCACAAGAATCTCTTCAACCTTTGAAAATTTCTTCGGACTGGTGACTACTTCTTTTTCCATTTGACCGAAGATGTCGTCTGCCACAAGCATTCTTCTGGTCGCACTTTTATTTGAAAACAATACATTGTTCACGGTAATATCATTCAAATTTGCAAATCTTCTCTGTAATGATTCCATATAACCAAGTTCTGTAATTGTTTTCTTAGCATCTTCAAGCATTTTCTTTGTAAAAATAGCTTTCGGTCTTTTATAATTTGCCGGAGCTACAATCTGCTCATATTTTTTAACAGCGGTATCAAGATCCATGTCATTACTTACGTTCACAAGAAGCGTCCCGATAGAATGGTTTCTAATTCTTCCGATTGCCATGCCTGCCGTTGCTGATTTCTCCCATGCATATAATTCTTTTTCTGATTCGCTTGATAATTTGTTATATTCTTTCTTATATTTTTTGAATTCAGTAAGTACAGCTTTCCATTCTTCTCCTTTATAAAGAGTATTAGAATTAATCAACTCAAGAATTGTGTTAACCGCATCCATTGTGATTTCATCAAGAGATCGTTTGAATACATTTCTTGTATCTCTGAACTGTCCCTTTACTTCTTCATTTGACTTATTTGATTCATTCACGAATCTTCTAGGTAATGTTAAGAAGAAATGATCCCATTTATGCGATTTTCCGTTGATTTCTTCATAATTGTAATCAGTTCCAATGTTTTTAAACTTACTAGTATACATGTCGATAACAGAATGAGACTTTACGTATTTATCAAGTGCATCACATACAGGCTGATATGTAGTATCTCCAAGATTTAATTCCCAAATTGTATGTATTTTATTGTCTTCAATAGATACTGCTGCACCAATATTCTTAATAAAATGACGACAGCAACTACAATCATGTTCTCTTCTTTCTCTAAAAATTTCATTTGTTCCGGCAGGAAAACTGTCAAGATATGTATTCCATAATTCATCTTTATCAACGTCTACTTCAAACAAATGTGTTGCATTCTCCTGCATCTCTTCAAAATGTTTCTGTAACTCATTCTTAAATCTTATAAAACCGTCCATGTTTCTATTCCTTTCCTCTTATATATTCTCTGCAATTTTCCAGAAAAAACTTAAAATTCATGTCTATTGATTTATTCTTTCTTTAGACGTATAATGTATATTAATGGTAGTCACTAAGTGCAATTTCAACTTGTCCCAAGTGATCGTATGGTATTTAAACCTTAACGACACATGAAAGGAGTTGATTGTATGAGTAGACCAAAGGTGCACGTACGTGCATACAAGCGGTTCCGTCTTAACAGATGGGAACTTGTTTGTGAACACTGGCGTAATTATCCGACACGATAATTACCCAGCTTAGTGGCTACCAGAAATATCATCTATTTATCTATTCTATTTTTTGACAATGCTTCCCAAAAGTATTTATAATCATTTTCTAAGCAAATCTTTCCATAATCAGCATAGCTTTGATAATATTTATCTGGTTTTGCTATAGAACGATAACATTCATTCTTTTTGGGACAATCTTTGCTCATGCACATCGTAATATCAGGCATTATTTTCACTTCCTTTCACAATATTCTTACTGCAAACCTTTTTGACATCCAATGGTGTCGGGCAAAAATCTGTAGTTTGAATCGCTTTAACGATCACCGGTGACACTTTTCCTTTTGCATAACAGAAAACCATATCTCCTACGGCTATATTCTTTTTGAACTCATTCCAATTTTTACCATTTGGAACTCTCCAAACATATAACTTTTCATCCAGAGAATTTGGATGAACACCCCATATATATGTAGTATTCTCTGTTCTATAGGCAGGTTCTTTTACATGATTGTCTCTCTTTCGACCATTCTTACTACGAATAATCCTTGCCTCGTCTACACCCAGTTCCTTCAGAACCAAATACATTACATATCCGTCAGTTAATCTATTCTCTTTATCAATCACTATGTATTTACTCTGTCTTCCAGTTTTAATCCAATGCTCTTTACACGCATCAATCTTCTCTTTTCTTGGATGCGTTTGAGCAAAAGATTCCGGGATGACGATATCACTCATTTTCATTATGCAGTTACTCCTCTCTGAATGTAGTTATCGAAATTATTCTTTAAGAACATATAATTGATCTTCTGACTTGGGCTGAATGTTTCATCTGTTTTTTCATATTTCTTAACCCATTCTTCAAAATCACTGTCTCTTTCTTTCTGACAAGCGTATGCCATAAGTGCCACTAACGCTTTCTGACATTGTTCATATACCGGAGAATCAATCTTTACAGTATCCTGCACCATTGCATCGAAAAGTTCTACATCGTCTTTTTCAATGTTTTCATCAACGTTTTCCTTTACAAAATCCAATGTGCTTTCAACATTCTCATTATTCTCTTCTTTTTCTACTGCATCTATGTATTCTTCTTTAATATGTAAATACTCTTTCATGAGATCACAAAGTAAGTTAATTTTATCTGTTATATTCTTTTTGTTTCTTGTTCCACCAAGACTTACAAGACCATCAAAACTTACTCCATCTACTTCTCTACTATGTAATTCGTCTTCAAACGCAGCTACAAATCTTTCAAATTCTGTATCGTCTAATTTATATTTATTGAACTCATTAAATACAGCCACCCATACAGGAATTAACACTGCCTGAAATGCATTCTGATGCTTGTCTACACATACTTTTTCAATTCTATCTAAGTAACTACTAATAGTATCAAATTCATTACATGAACTTTCTTCATCAAGATACTTATTCTCTACTTCAGCTTGTCTCTTCCAGTCTTCCAAATGGAATACAGTCATTACAGAATCACAAACCGACTGTTCATATGTACCATTTTTACTCATTGCTTTTTTGCAAGGAACACAATTTTTATAAAACTCTCCCTGAGTAATATTCTTGATTCTTCTCGCATATTCCGGAACCCATGTAAGTCCCTTCTGATTTGTAGACATCCCTTTGCTTCTGTTATATCTACGTACATATTTACTTACCTGCTTCATCGAATCGCATTTCTGAATGGCTAATTCAATTTGGTAATTATCGAATATTTTTTTCAATTCTTTTGGAAGTTGGTCGTATGTTTTTCCCTTGATATTAAATTCAAGCATGTCGTATACAACTTCATTATTATCATCTCTGACAATCTTTCCATTCTCATCCCTACGTTTTGCCTGATAATGAATAATACTGTCTTCTACTTTAGTATTCACTTTCCAATTCATAGTTTTAAATGAATTAAGAGCGAATGTCCGCTGATTCCCATCCGATACATATCGTTTTGTAATTCCGCCCTCAGATTCAATTTCCCCAAGAATGATAGGAGGAATATAATCTTCTGTAAGAACAGTAATTACAAGTTCATCAACAAACTTCTTATCCTGACAGAAAACCCTCTGTACATCCTGGTCTGTAGATATATCCTCTTCATTTACATCATTTAAGTACGTTTCCAACGCCATTGACATTTTTCTTACTTTCTTCGTCATTTCACATTCCTCCATTGTTTTTTAAATCAAAAATTTTATATTTCTATAATCTTGTATAACTCCTAAGTTATTTATATATTCCTTTTCTGTAATATGTAATCTAATGATAATTTCACTTTTCTTATATCCGGCACTCAACAGATCTACAATTTTTCTTTGCAATATTGAAAGCTGGGCAAGATATTTTTCTATTTTTTCATCCACATATTTTTCAGAAGTAACTTCTTCAAAAACATCGAATGAAGATTTTAAGCTATCTTCTATTGTTACCCCCTCTGTTATCTCCGAATGTATAGAGACATTTTCTATGAGAATATATCTTTCCTTCCCATTTACTACTTCTTCAACAATTTTGTTTCCATTCTCATCCCTTGCATACTGTTGCCGTTTGTCTCTATTGCACCAAGTACATGTTTGCTTCATCTTTCTAACAAGCATTGTTTTAAGATAATCATCAAATGAATCATTCTCTTCCTCATTAAAGCTTTCAAGAATCTTCCAAAGTTGCATATTTGCCATGCTAAGAAATTCATCATAATCTTTGTCGACCCATTTATATCCGCACCCCTTACCGAATCTGGTAGTTTGATAACCTATCAGTTTCCTCAGTTTCTTCATATTGTCAGCCGAATATTCACGATATATTTCTTCTTTTTGTTCTTGATCCATCGGTATCACTCTCCCTCACACAATTTATCAAGCCATTCTATGTCTTCTGTTTCTCTTACTTTAAAAACTCTATTCTCCAAATGTTTTACACTTCCTAGTATTTTTTGTGATGAAGGAATTTTATGCTCACCAGTTGGCTTCGCAAGAATTACATCTAATATGTACATTTCGTCTTTTACGATTCTTCTGCGACGAAGACATTCTCTTATCTTTTTGTATTGCATAAAACCCATGCAAGCATTCATATCATCCTCAAGCTCAATTTTATGCAATATATTCGATAGATTCTTATCCGTATTTGATAAGCAGTCTAGCAATTCACGCCTTCTCTCTTCAGCATCTAAGAACAAATCGTTGCATTGCGTTACTCTATCGACCCAATTCATAACATTTAATGGTGCTTTGTAAGAAGTATTTTTGATAATTTTCTTTTTCTTCTTATTATAAGAAGTGTTTTTCACCACAGTTTTTTTAACAATTACTGTCTTTTTGCTTGGAATTTCTTCTTCATCAGAAATATTAAGCTCAGATTGTACTACCGGCTCTTTTACAAAATTCATCTTTTGTAATACTTTTGGCAGATGATCTAAAACATTCTGTGCTTTTATGTCATCGAAGACTTTTGCTTCATTTTTACCACAAACAATAGGACTTCCACCTTCGCCAATGCGTAGATAGAGCTTCTTTTTGCGACAAACGAGCAGAAAATAGCCCAATGAAATCACCCTTTCATTAAAAATATTTTTGAGAAATAATCCTCGATTTCGATAAAATGACACAAGAAATAAACCTTGTACGTCTTGTTATCGTTCAAGAATGTATTCTCTTTCACAGAGTTACAATATTTAATTATTACATTTGCGAAAAATTGGCAGAATTTGCCTTGACTATATTCTTGATAATATGTAATAATATAGTTATAGTCGTTAACGGCTATGGTGTTAATTCACTAGGCAAGTTCACGGGTGGCAGCCCATTATGTGAACTTGTCTTTTTTATTCTGTTATTTTCGACATGTTTATTATAATTCCGAACAAATGTTCTTGTCAACATCTTTACGAACATTTGTTTGTTTTATTCCAATTTAGGAAAAAGAATATTTCTTAGAATATCACTGTTGCTTTTCAATTCTCCATCAAGCGAGAGAATTCCAAAAATATCATTTTCATCATAAGAAATTCTTTTAGCAATTTCTACTAATTCTTTTCCATATTTTTTTTCTCTTCTTTCTGGTTTCTCATGTATAAGTGTTTTTCTATCCAAGCAGATTATTGTAATTTTGTCTACAGGTGCATTATCTATTATTTGTTTAGCTGTTTTTTTATCTACAATATTAATACTCATCATGCTAACACTTCCTCCCATTTAATATTTTCACCGTAAAACAATGTATTAAAACAAACTTTATTTACAATATCTCTTTGTTTTTGATCTGCAATATTACCAAGTTTTTTGATGATTTCATGATTTTTGTCCAATGTCTGAGGTTGTTCGCCAAGAACCATCGAGTACAGATGTAATCCATTTCCTTCTTTAGCTTCAATACAACCATGCACCGGCATATTTTTTCTTTTTATTACATGAGTTAAAGGCATAGCAATTACAGTTGGAGCAGTTGCTGTGCCTAACTCATTGCCAACTATCACATATGGACGTTTTTTCTTCTGTATTGATCCAGATGTTTCTTTCATTATAATTTCTGCTTCAATTATATCGTAGCGATGTAAATTTCTTTTACTTTCCATATGTATTCCTCCTTTCGTTATGTATTGCTTACCTTTGAATGTATTGTACGATATTTCAGACTGTTTGTCAAGTATTTTGTCTTATATAACGTACTTTTTATCATTTTTAGTTCGATTTTTAATACTTTCCAATATGTTTAGTATATGTTATAATAATTCGAGCATCCTTTTACATATATAAAGGAGGTATGAAGATGAAGATAAATATTTCTGAATTTATTAACGACTGTGAATTATCAAAAGGAGAAATAATAAAATATCTTGGGATATCAAGATCTACTTTCTATGCATTATATAAAGGAGAGGCAACAAGTATTCAATTTGAAACTCTTCAAAAACTTTGTGTTTTATTCCATTGTACACCCAATGACTTATTCACAGATTATAGCAAATCAAAAAAGGATAATTCTCAATTACCAAAAGAAGAATTCGCTAAAGATGCACACGTTAGTTTTGGAGAAATTATAGATGAAGTATTTTCAGAACGAGTAAAGGCTTTAATAAAAGAATATAACGAAAAAGACGATACCAAATAAGTATCGTCTTTTCTATATATAAGGATTCTTTTTAAAACGTTTTCCCTCAAATACGTCAATGAATCCTATATCATCATTATTACCTTTATTGTTTTCAATTATACGCTTTCCATTAATATGATTACTTGCTTCTTCTTCCGTCATAAACAACCGGCTTTCTTTTAACCGAATAGCCCCACACGATCCAACGGTCTGAATCGTATAAAATTCTCCTTGTCTGCTTATTATTTTAGCAGCTTTTACCGTTCGATTATTTTCTACGATGAAGCATTTGTCTCCTCGCTCAAACATTTATCATCACCTTCTGCCTTTAATATTTCTTTTGCTTTCTCTTTATCCTCAGTATTAGCTTTCCTGTAAGACAAAATGAACTTCATCTCTTCTTCTGACAAATATATCTTATTCATAGCATTTCTCCTTGATAATCTGCGTGACTTCTTTTGTGGTTATACCGTATATTTTTGCCACTTTCTTCTTATCCTGGTATTTTCTATAATCTTCTACAACGTCTTCAGGTGTCCATTTGTGATCAATTGGTTCGTTAATATTTATTTTCATTATTTATCGCCTCCATACATATGTTCTAATTATATCATGATACACGCTTTTCTTCTACCATAGATAATAGCATATTCATACTTTCAACATCATCTTCTACATTCGTTTCTCTTCCAAGTTTAAGAGCAGTATATAATACATCTCGTAAATCATTTGTCGAAAGTGCTACAATGAGTAAATTCTTTATTTCAGGTGTTATTCCATTATCTGCATCTTCAATATATTTTGCTACATCCTCAAACATCTTATTTGCTTTTTCTCTGATGCAATCAATGTACCTTTTTGTTGTTTCTACAGAACCATGACCATACACACTCTGTAATACCGGATAGCAATCTGGATCAAACCTATTAATCTCATGTGCTATATATCCGAATGACTTACGTGTGCTATGTGTACTTACACCATTAATTCCACATGCTTCTGCTGCCTTTTTAAATTGATTACGATATGAAGATTCCATTTTTTCTACAGCTTCATCATATTGTTTTTTCGTATAATTATTCGGCAACCAATCTTTATGCAAAGATTTAAAGATATCCTCATTGAGATGTTCTTTTGGATTAATATTTGTTTTTTCACAATACCAATCAATATATTTCCACGTAACATCAGAAATATGCATATCAACTATTTTGTCGGTTTTGTCCTCAATTAATGTATTAAGACTTTCTTTTCTTCTGCCATTTTCAAAGTAGAAGTCTCTCCACTTTAACGTTAATGTATCACCAACACGTCTTGCAAGGAATAAACCCAACATAAAAGTCAAGAAATTATCATATTGCTCATTATCTCTGAACCAATCCATCATTCCTTTTATTTCTTCAATTGTATGAAAAGCTCTTACAGTTGTACTACCACGTTTCTTATTAGACATTGTAATATCAGTTACCATATACTCTTGCCCATCACGAATGACATATATATTAAGAAACGACTTTCCATTTGTATATTTAACCACATTGCTTTCATTATCTTCGATTTCTACTGGATTATATTCAATGTCCTCCATTATATTATCAAGTTCACCCATAGTAATAATTTTATCTTGCAATTTTTCTTTTAATCTATCTGTCTTTTTCATTCTTCTCACCCATCTTCCATTCTAAATATTCCCAAACTTCCATTCGCCTGACTTCTTTCTCTTGAACATCCGGATTCTTTTCATCAATCTTTTTGCACATATCTATCACATCCTTTCCTACTATTTATTCTCCATACGCCTATTTTTAAGTAACAAAAAAGCAACTAACTTTTTACAGTTAATTGCCTTAAAGCTGCATTATTTAATTTTACTTTTGTTCCCACCAATGTCTTGGATCGACACAGGCGAAGGCGAAAGCCTCTCCACCATCAAAACTCTCATCCCCATCTTCAAATTTCCTATCTAATATTCCGTAGAATACACCATCAAGTAAATCATTCTGAAATTCAGAAGACATATTTGTGTATTCCCTTGTGAAGAGATTCACAAGTTGTTTTTTCAACAACTCCGGTTGTTTTGCTAAAACAAGTCTTGACAGTTCTGCTCTCTTTTTTGTCTGTGTTTCTGAAGACCATTTTGTTCCATTAAGTATTCTATTCGCCCACAGACCGCAAATATAATACCATTCTTCCATAGTGTTACATCCAAATTCTTTCTTTACAGCTTGTTCAGAAATTCTCTTCTGTACATCATCTGCCATAATTCCCATTGATGATTTCATATCAAAATCCTCCTAAAATATATTCCGTTTCCGGTGCATCTTATGCTACTGTTTATCATTTTGACAGATGATCTTTCTTTTATATTACATCATTCTAAGAAGAAATGCCAGCTTCATCAGCCTTACAAAACACCATTTTTCTTAGCAATTGCATTAAATTGCTTTAAAAATTCCTCAAATACAAAATCCGGCTCAAGATACCTTGAATTTGCCTTATTTATAAGGGTTTTATAGGTGTATTCTGCCTCATCTTTGATAAGTTCCCTTTCAAAATTAATATCAAATTTTTCTATCATTTTTCCTCTTTTCTGTTGAAATGTCTGTTTCATGGTAACACTCTTATAAAGTGTTCATAAAACCACTCTCTGTTTCCGTACAACGTTTCATATGTTGTAGGTGTCTCATTATATTTAATGCAATAAGTGTCTCCAACGCTGTCAAACTTATATGTTTTATCGACTTCTATTCCTTCTACGGTTGTGTCTTTTACACATTTACACCTTAACAATGAACTCATTTTTAATCACCTCGTCACCATCTTGAATATCTGTTTCATTAAATTCTAAATATGGATTATCTTTCAGACGTTCATCACATCCCTTTGCCAAAAGAAACTGTTTTCATTTCCATAATTCTTTATCCGTAAGTGAGAAGTCATGAGTCGTGATTCCTTCTTCTCCAAACGCCGGAACCATAAGATCCAAGGTATCTGGAATATCAGGATATTCTTCCATAATATAAATATCACACGAAATCTGATTAAATTGTGGATCTCTTATGATGTTATCAATTTTAGAAGTATATGGGAAGATATCTTTGATAATGTATTTAATTTCATCATCTGTTAAATCCATAAACTCTCTATATACCATTTCTTCCTCCGTTTGAAAACAATCTTTCATTATTCCTTATAGTTCATATTTTTATAACATATCATTGCTTCGTCCAAATTTAAGAATCTACCAATATATTCTACATCACTCCTATGGTTATCTCCTTCAATGGCAAGTCTGACTTTATTCTCAGATTTGTCAAAGACGTAATCACCAATACAATAAGTAAAATTATTCCCTAGCTCTCGCGATCCACAATTATTACAATGATATGATTTCTCTTTTTCGTCATATCTAATATCTCTATTTCCACAATCCAAGCAAACCATAATCAATCCTCGTTAATATATTTTTCTTTGATATCGTTGATTGCACATCTGTATCCATTTTCATTAGCTTCAAAAAGATCGTCATGTAATAATGAATTAGAAAGTTGTTCTTCCAGATATTGTACGATCTCCTGTGCTTTCCATTTTTCTACCATATTATCACCTCTATTCAAGTTTCGTTAAACATTCCGGTTCAAACCAATAGCAGCCAAAATTGCTATGTTTATTATATTTGTTGTCAACAAACACACCAATTTTATTTCCAGAAATTCTGGCAATTCTACCTTCTAATCCTACCAAGTTAGGATATTCACTTTCTATAGATAATTCTCTTTTAGGAGTAGAAATAATTTTCACCTTTCCTTTGTATATAAAATCTTCAACTGTAATCATGTTATCCGATCCTCCCTTGAAAGCAATTTTTCATTACTTATAATTTTTTCATCATTTCCTTAACACGATCAATCTCTTCAGTTGTATGAGGTGTGCCACCGGCATTCATATCAATATACCATTGAAGAACTTCTTTTTCACTTTTAAGATTATTCACATTTAAAATCATTGTTGCATCATTTACAAGTCTAAGTCTATCTTCATATTCTTTAAAATATGAACCAAATACTTTAATTTCATTATGAACAAATCTTTGTGCTGCTGTTATTCTTTGTAAACCATCAACACATACATAATCAGAATACTCATTTTCCTTCGGTTCTCTATAAGAATTCCAAAATGGATTATTCAAATAAATTGTATTCCCAGATTTACCTCCACGTAAATGATACTCAAGCCATGCAATTTGTTGTTCCTCAGTCCATACATGTCCTCTTTGGAATTCTGGATTAAGTTGCAATCCCATTTCACTGACTTCTTCTTCAATTTCTCTTACAAGACTTGTAAGAGGATAATTCACTTGATATGATCCACTAGATGTAAATTGAGGAATATCTTTAAATCTTGTTATTTTCACTTTACTTCACCTGCTTTCCATAACCATGAAATCGTCATTTCATATTTTCAAAAAACCTTCTGCATACTTCTTCAAAGAAATCTTTTCTAGCTTCTTCTATCCCTTCTCGCAGCGTATAATCACCACCAATGTTTTCTTTTATTTCTTTTGCGTACGGTACAAAACTTTCACATCTATTTCCAGTCTCTTTTGAATGAAAATAATCTTTATAAATTATATAAAGATCACCATTTGACATTGAATTATATGGATTTTGCATACTGTAACCACCTTTAATTTAACGAATAAATCTCGTTCAAAAATTTCTGTGTAAAATATTCCGTCACATCAACATTAGGATCTGTTTTGAATGCATCCATTGCTCTTGCAATCCTGATCATACATTCTTCATCATGCATCATTTTTGCACCGGAATACGATTCTTCTAAATATTTTAATATTGTTTTCTCTTGCTCTGTCATATTATAATTCTCCATTGAAAGTCAAATTTCTAGTCTCTGACTTTTGTATATTTATCGTTTTTGATATCTTCTATAAATTGATCTGTGATATCATTGCCATAGTTAAGTTCATCTAATGTGCTTCCGTCACCAGCTCTTAACTCGTCTATATCATATCCATTGATTTCAAAATAATCATTGATTTCTCTATTGAGTATGGCTGCTTGTGATGTTAATTTTGCCAACTTATGCATTTTTCTTTGAATTTCTTTTGATACAATCATTTTACTACACCTCATTGCCAATCGAATAAAAGTTAAATTTCATCAATATTTTCCATACAACACATTCCGATACATTGTGGAGTATCATATTTATCCCCACCAAAACGCTTAGTACAAACATAACGCGTTTCTTTCCAATTTATCCTATCATCAATAAAGGATTCATTTGATATACTCAAATCATCTACGCACATCATGCCATCTGATGATTTAGAAATATAAGAGAACATTTCCTCTATAGAATTAAATCGCTTTTCCTCCTTCATGGAATCTTCCAAAAATCCTCTATGTGGTCTATATTTTACTGAAATGATATCAATTGGATTATATGATTCTATTTCAAAATTACCACAATAATGTCCTTCTTGACTGATATCCCAATTATTAAAATCGGTTACAAACGAAACTAATTTAGCTTGTTCCGGTGTGAGGCTAACATATCCTTCCATGCAGCCATCAGCATATAGTCCTACTTTATATCTGTATTTCTTTTGATTTGAATTATTTTTGTACCATCTATCTGCTATTGTGTGTGTCAATTCAATTTGAAGCATTAACACTGCATTTGCGCCAAAAGCATTTTCATACTCTCTTTTAATTTTCCCAAGTTCGTTATCATCGGAAAATCCTGCATTTTTCTATGCTTCAAGAAACTGATCATACAATGTCAATAGTTTTTCATCCGTCTTTGCCTCAAAAATATTTACATGTGCCATAAAATCATCTACTCCCACACTTCATCATTTTCCGCTAAATCCGCATCAAACTGAAACTTAAATTTCTTAATATTAAAATTCATGGAGTTTTAATACCATCCATGATTATCAAACTCACCATTTTTATAGGCTTCAATATAATCGTTTAACTGTTCTTGCGTCATATCTCTTACAAAATTTACAGTTCTTAAAAACTGTGTAAAATCCATTTTGTTTTCTCTTAATAAATCATGTAATGGTTTCATCTCTATTTCATGTTTATCAAATACTAAACCCATCATTATTCTCCTTTCAAAATAAACTTAGATTTCATTACCATTTAATTCCGTATTTTGCAATTCCGTTTACGAACTGATATGTTTTATTTTCAACTGTCACAAAATCATATTTGTATTTTTTATTCATCAATACCTCTTGTAATAGCTTTTATCCTACCAATGGAAGAATTCCGTATCCGCCATCAATAATATCTATAGCCTCTTCTAAAGAATTCGCCTCATAATTATCCCAATTTGATAATCCGTCAAAATCATCCAAGAAAATAACTGCTCTGCAAATATCTTTTGATTTAAATTTCTTCAGATAATTATGAACTTTATTTTTCTGCTCATAACCCAAATCTTTTTCATTGAATTCCGGTCGCTTCTTTCCATACCATTCATATAGTTTATCCATCACATCATAGATACTAAACTTATTTCTCTCGACTAAATATTTTCCTTCTTCCCGTTCATATTCTTCATTATATCCTTTATTGATTCTGCTAATCCAAAAATCATTAGTGTCCATACAAACATATACACCAACAAATTTATCCTTTTCTCCTGTTGGATATGAGTCGATTTCTTCTTTTTTCTGCATATCATCAACAAGTTCTGTTACATTATAATACTTTGCAAATTCCATAATGCCGTCCTTTCAAAATTAAGTTTTATTTATTATTCTACTACTGCAAATCCATAATCCTGCCTAGTTTTAAATTCCTTTTCCATGTTTTCTTTTGTTCCACAAGTGATATAAGACCAATTTTCACCTTCCTGTTTATTCAATGAAATTAATCTGTTCTTCCATTCATTCCAGAATCCATAATTTTCAAATGTCAAATCTTTATCCATCAGATACTCAAAAATTTCATCTGTTATTTCTTCCAAGTAATCATAATCTGATCTTGCTTTTGAAATTTTGAAATTCTTAATGACAGATTTTATTCTTGTTACTTTATCTAATCGAAAATTACATCCACCATTATTGTAAATATCATAATAAAGGTTATTCATTTCAATGAATAAATTCATGTATTCGTTATTTGTAAAATACATATCTGGCATTGTTTTTAATGTTTTATCAACAAAATTCTGATATTTTCCATTGTTATTCCAGTATGTTCCCATAAAATCCCCCAGTTTCATCTTCTTTTACTACTGTTATATTTCTTAATATGGTTATTTGCAATTTCCACATCGGTAAGGAATCTTAAATAACCATTCTGGATTTCTTCATTAATCCAATCCTCAAATTTTTTATCATATCCATGAACTACTTTAAACTTAAATAGGTTTTGTAATTCCTCTTCAGTATACATCCTCTTATCATTTATACATTCAAATTGTCTCATAACATAATTCCCTTTTAATATTCCATTATAGAACATGGGCGGCAGGACTCGAACCTGCTTTTACTTTTGTCAGCCTGGTTACTGATTTACGAGGCTTGAACTCGTTCGTTATCGTCATAATAGTTCCTATATTAGCACCCATATATTATTTATTCTCTGCCTGAAAAAATCCCACTTAGCTGTAATATCAATTCAAGCTGTTCAATTTCCACTTTCAATTTTTTCATCGCTAATAAATCATTGATCGTATTATCTTCATATGTTGGTGAATCGATATTCCTTACGTTTACCTTGAATAATTCCTGTTTTTTTGATAAATCCTCCCGTAAAGATTTCAGCTTTTCAATAATCCATTCATCCATATTTTCACCTCGAAACTATTATTTCATTTTCAATTTTTTGTTTTCTCTGCACTTTTTAATTCTCATGGCATTCGCAGAAAGATTTTCATTATATACAGGTCTTCTTCTAGGTAAATAAGCGATCACAGTACTATAAGCAAATCCTGTGGCTTTTGATATTTCATCCGCAGTCTTACCTTTTTCATATAAGTCCAATATTAATGCCTGATGTTCATTTACAATAATTCCTTCCGTAGAAAGAATTTTAGCAATTTTTTGCCAATTATATCCAGTTATCCTATGGATTCCTGTAATGGTTTGCTTTTCTTGATAAGCACGAATAACATTTTCAGTTGGATTCATCATTAGTCTCCTTTTACATTAAACAATCTGCTAATGCCACAGAATCTCTGCATATTTTTCCATCGTTGTTTTCATATACAGGAACCCCATCAATCCAAATACGTAATATATTTTTCCGTTTATCATATGTTCCTATCTTTCTATGATTAAAAGATTTAGGATGGGATACACCGTCATCCATAAACTCATTCATATTAATCATATAATTGGTCAAATTAATTTTTACAGTTTGGAAATCGACATCTCTTCCATGAATTTCCCTGTATTTTTCGTTTGCCATATCAATTATTTCGTTTGCTAATTTTACGGTAAATACATTCCGATCTGGTGTTTTTCTTATATTGATTACCATAAACTCTTTACACTCTTTATTGTCCCATTCTGCTATTTCGGCTTGATAGTAATCTTGCTCTACCCAATTATCTTTCATATATTTACCTCCAACATTTATGCTGCCGTGTTCAGTTCTCTATTATGTTCTCTTTCATTGCACATAATCCATGCAAATTCCTTTTCCGGCATCACATGCACATTATTTTCGTTTCTTACAGTTACAAATCTCTCACATTTAATTTCAAATGCACTGATAACTTCCATATTCTTTTCCTCCATTATATCATATATAAAATTCACAGTCACTCGTTTAAGTTAATCTGTTCAGCTTTATATCGTCCATCCGCAACACTATGTAATACTGTAGCTTCTATAGAATTAATTTCTATTGGTTGATCCAAATGAATTTCAGTTCCATCTGCTAAAGTGATATAAACATATGCTCCATTTTTAATCGCTGTATTAAGATTGTTTTGAGCATTTTTTATTGCAATCCCATTAGTGAATTACTCATGACTAAAGTCACGAGCTTCCTGCTTCTACGTCCTCGTAACCTACTAACTCCACAGGCGTAAATTTCGGTAATTCCTACCGTATTTTATTTCTATCATGCTACTTCTAACATTCTCATTCCTTCGTTAAGAATATTAATTGCAGCATTAACATCACGATTATGAACAGTTCCACATTGAGGGCATATCCATTCTCTTATTGATAAGTCTTTTGTATCTTTATTAACAAAACCGCATACATTACAGGTCTGACTTGACGGTACATATCTACCAATTTTGATATATGTACGTCCATTCCATTCTGCTTTATATGTAAGTTGTCTTGTCAATTCATACCATCCACAATCTGAAATAGCTTTAGCAAGATTATGATTCTTAACCATATTTGATACTGCCAAATCTTCGCTAACTATCACTTGGTTTTCGCTGATAAGATGATGTGAGATTTTATGCAAATGATCAATTCTGGTGTTATGAATTTTCTCATGAATTCGAGCTATTTTAATTCGTTGCTTATTCCAGTTTTTACTACCTTTTGCTTTATGAAACAGTTTTCTTTGTTCTTTTGCAAGTTTGTCTTCATATTTCTTAGTAGCACGAATATTGTCAATTTTTTCTCCATCAGAAGTGATAAGTAAATCCTTAATACCTAAGTCAATACCAACTGAATTATTATTTTCTCTCATTGGAATATGTTCTGTTTCTACAAGAACTGAAACGAAATATTTACCAGATGGAACCTGTGAAATAGTGGCTGATTTAATCTTTCCAATGAATTCACGATGAATTTTCGCTTTGACCCATTTTAATTTCGGAAGTTTGATTTTGCTTTTCTCAAAATAAACCTCGATGTTTCCGTTGGTATAGTTTGTCTTATACGACTTTCTATTATCTCGCTTATATTTTTTATTGCTTTTCAGTTCTTCCAGTCTCTTTATGTGTGTATCCCTCATTTCAATTAACAATTCGTTTCTTTGTATTTCTGTATTAGCATTCCTGTATAAATCTCCATAGCTAATATGACAGCGAAACGCGATATTATACGCTAATTTCTGTTCTACGCAACATACGTTTTTGTCAATTCCTCTGATCTTGTAGCATTTCATATTCTTTCCTCCTGTTATTCTTGTTCAATGGTTCAATCGGCACGCAAAATTCCATTCTGCGTACCTATCAGCCGTCAAACTCATTATAATTCTGCAATATCACACCAGCTATCCTGGCATTGTTCCGGCGCGGATTCTTTACCATTTGAAATCTGTTCACGCAGAATCTGTTCTGCTTCTTCTGGTGAATTTGCTTCAACTTCGTAATTTTCCGCGTATGTCTCATGATATGTAATACAATATGTTTTCATTCTGTTACCTCCTGAAATGTGAATTTCATTTACTATTTTTAAATCTTTCCATCAATTGATTTGCTTTATCTGGTTTATAAAGCCCTAGTAAATAAAAATTCCCATCCGTCTGATCTCTATATATAACTATTAAATCTGTTTCTGTTGTTATATGCCGCAATGAAAAAAATGTATTACCAGATAAATCTTTCACTTCTTTATCCATTTCAAAATTGCATGATTTTGCAAATTCTATTATATATGCTTTTGTCATGATTTGTTTCTCCATATCCTGATATGCAAAATTTAAGCATGCTTCTAAATCTTTAATGTTATCATGTAAACTGATTAGCAGTTCTTCACCTGCATTATTTTCCAACGCAAGTTTATATTCACGTTTTAAATTTGCAAGTGCTTCTTTTAGCCTTTTTAGTTTTTCATACTGTCTATACATCACATTTCCACCCGTTCTATGTGTTTAATAGCATCCGAAACGCTTACAAAATCTTTGTAACTTGTTTCAATATCTCCATTTTTTCCTATTTCTTCAATAGCCATTGTATACCCGTCATTAGATTGATATATAAAATAGTGTTTATTTCCTTCATAGAAAATTGTGTTATTGTCAATAATATGTAAATTTTCAATTCTTAACATTTTCATTTTCCTTTCAGCTTTTATGCTAAAGAAACACCACCAGGAAATCTATATAATGGTAGTGGTTCTTCCCCTCTGTTTGTTTCTTGCACTCCACACAACACACCTTTATATTCACCATGATATACTTCTAATTTCCAATTATATTTTTCTGCTAACTTTTTCAGTTCTTCATTCATTGTATTTTCCTCCACTTGAAATTGTACTTTCATCAAAATTTTTCCGTTCTATCAGTTGCAAATTCTATTGACAAATTCCGGGTAATCCCACATATCAATGTGAAATTCCGCTTTTAACAGTTCTTCAAAGCTGCGATCCTGTGCACAGTATTCTATTAAAAATTCTTCGTTGTTGCACGGTGCCATGTAGTTATGTACGCGCTCTCTGATATCATCGTCCATATAACCAACGATCGCATCATATATATATTGATCTAATTTCGGCATTTCCTTTCCTCCAATTATAAATCTGTAGTACGCAACCACTTTTTCAAATCAAAATTTTCCGCCCGTTCTTCCCGGGTATGTCTGTTCTCCATGTCGGCATTCTCATAGATTCCAGCATATGATCGTTTAAATGATGTGTCGTTTTTTCCGTTCTGTTTGTTTCTTTGATATTTCCCCATGGTGACACCTTCTTTTTATCAATATCCCGTTGATAAAAGGAAATGCGCCACCATGCCAAGAGGCAAGGCAAGAATGATCATTGCTGTTGCGATATCCCTTGTGAGTCCCTGAATAGTATCGTGTATCGCCTTTTTAGTCCGTCTCTTGTGTTCCTGTTCCCACTGATCATAGCTCATTACAGTTTCAATTTTATTTCTTGCCATTTTCCGTCCTCCTCTTGAATTTCCCGTGTTATGTATGTGTGTAGCGTTCTTGTGAACACTATAAAACGCGCCATGATTGACGCGTTCTAACTGGTCACAAATATTATTCTCTGTTTTTTCCGCTAGGATTGATAAAATCGTTGTATATATCTCGTTCTTTGATATATTGATACAGATTTAATAACATAACCATATCCGCAGGTGAAATAGTATACTTTTCTCCGTAGTGTGTAACATCAATGGCACCATCCTGTTCTTGCTGCTCCAAAGTTAAAAGATTATGATTGTTGACATTTAAGCTGATCATCTTTTATCCCTCCTTATTCAAAATCAATTTTTAAAGGTTTTATTTTTCCGCTGCGCAATTCTTCCAACGCGATTTTATTAACTTCGTTTTTACGATAATCCACCTCGTAAGAATCAATAATTTTGTTTTGATTGTTCATTCTTGTATAAAATTCTTGTGTATTATCTTCCCAGTACCATACAAAATAAGTATGCAAGATATAATTTTTATCGTCATAGATACGTTTACAACGTCTTTTACTGCCGTTCATCAAGAAAATATCTTCATGCGCGTTTAATGCGTCAAATTCTATATCAGAAAGATGATGTTCTACTTCTTTATATGTCCAGATAATAGCACCGCCCCATGTATTTTTTTCGGTCACAACTGCTCTTTTAGTTCTCAACCATGATTGCATATCTTCTTCAGTTCTCCATGCATAGCTACCCATTCCAGATTTAGAAGCAAAATATTGATAATCTCTATTATTTTCTGCTTTTCTATATGACAGATAATATTTATCATGTGTTTTTGTGGAAAACATTTCTTTGTTGTCATCACATTCCCACATATTAACAGTTGCGGTAAAATAAATCCCACCATTTGCGCAAGCCCCAGCATTTCCCCAA